TTATACGAATGAATAGATCGGCTGACGTTATTGCTTATGAAGGTGTATTTGTAACAGGCACTTCAACTCCTGTATTTACGCAAGAAACTGCTGCTGCCGCAGTCACTCCAGACATTGGTTTGAACTATGCTGGTTCTAGAGGCTATACGGGTGGTGGTGAAATGCGTAATCAGGGAATAATCCTTAATGGTTCTTCCAATTTAATATGGAATACATGGTGTATTGGTACTGATCCTGACTTTGTACCAAATAAAGAAAATATTTTGTATTGGAACGCTGGCGCAACACCATTCTTTGTATTTACTACATCCTCAAATAGAAATGTATTAGAAAACGTAACACAATCTGGATGGGGTGGTGCTGTTCAGTTAGCCTTTAACTTATCTGCATCAAGTTCAGATAACTATATTCGTAATATTGATCTGAAACTAGGTACTGGGTATTCCAATGGTACTTTAGCTAATATAGATATTCAACTTGATTCAAACAGAAACCGTTTTAAGAATATTCAAATAGATGGTAATATGGTGAGAGGAGCTTCTAATCCAGTTGTTTATGCACTGAATACTGCAAATGATACAGTTTTGGAAAACATCAGAACTGAGTTTGGAAGTGCTGCGTTATATACTTATAATAACGGAATGATATTCAAAGGTGTAGGAGGTGGTAATGCGTCTAAAGCAGATGGAGCAGCTGCTACACCAAATTGGACAATTAATAACAATATAGATGGATTATTACAAGGTGGTTCAGGGGTATTTGACACTCACTTTGCAGAGATGTATCACACCCAGACTACTGGTGCGTTAGGTATAGTATTTACTGCTTCTACTCTACCAGTCAAGCCTTATGAACTAACTGGCCTTGCTACCTTTTCAAACACTGGAAGACTATATCTTCAGCAAGCTGGTGACTCAGTAACATATACGTGGCCACACAAGATTTATGGTGTAACTGGGTTTAGAGAAATTCTACCTAAGGTTCTTACATCAGACCTTGAGTATTCAACTGTTTATGTTGATTCTCCTCAAGCTCTACTGATTGAAGTTCAAATTGATACTGGCTCAGGTTATGGAAGTTGGATTGAAGCTATACCTGCTAATCTTGTGGCATTGTCTGTATCAGCAACAACTGGATTTAATCTCAAGATTAAGCTAACTGCACGCCAGTTTCTCCGTTATAGTGGGCGGACTAATAATTTTGTAGTTGGTGAAACAATTCGTCAGCCCACCTCAGGAGCTACAGCTCGTGTAGTTGCTGTTTATGATTTAGGTACTACAGGTGTCTGTGTAATTGACACAGTAACTGGCACATGGACAGCAACAACAACTCTTGACATCGTAAGGGACTCTGACAGTCAAATACGATGTACGGACATTGTGCTGGTCAATACATCCTTCGCTCTAGGCCCATCGTTCAATAGTTACATCCAAGGTCTGTACCTCTGGACCACGGTAGATCAGACAGCTACTTATCCTGATGACATGACCACGGTGACATTCACTGGCTTGCCGTCTGGTTGTGACATTGTGATTCTGACCGCTGGCACGAACACCATCATTGATCAGGTTGATCAGAACGTAGGGACTTCCTACGCCTATGCCTACGCAGGCACGCCCACGATTGATGTGGGATTCATTAAGCCAGGGTATCAGGTGCAATTCATTCGCAATCTGACGCTAGGGCTGACCAGTTCCAGCATTCCTGTTTCTCTCTCCCAAGACCGTAACTATCAGTAAGGAATTACATCATGGCAAAAATCACATCTAAATCATTACTTGCGGTTGGGGTCGAGGTCACGATTGACGAACCCGGTCGCATCATTACGCTGAATGTCGCTGGCGATCTGGTCGCAAAGGATGGTGTTACTTGGCAAGCACTGTACTCATTCTTTGTGGATCTGTGGGCTACCAGTACCTATCAAGATAGCCCGTTCCCTTTTTATGCCATTGATGCGTTGTCTGGTCAGTTCCAGATTGGTACAGATGGTGCAACTTTCTCGGGTTGGAAGTTCAGCGATACTGACTCCAACGCTACCCGCAACATGATGCGTGATGGTGGCTGGTCTGAATACTCGGCTGCTGGCGTGCTGCTGCAACAGTTCTCAGGCTTCGTGGGCCTGGGCGGTTTGACTCCTGCAACTACAGTACAGCCTTACTACCATCTGGCTTCCATTGATGCACCGACGAACTTCCCGTTTACGGATCAGTTCAACGTGGGTATCAAGGTATTTGGTGATGCTACACATGGCAACTTCGATAAACGTACCTATGCAAAGGCATTCTGTCGTGAGTACGGCAAGAAATTCAAGTCTTCGATCCTGGCTGACACCGGGGCGACCGCACTTGGAGCGAACAAGCAGAACTTTCTGATATCGAACGAAGATGATTTGAAGCTTACAACGCTGCTTAGTTCAGTCCAGGCAACTGCCGACGCTGCAATGTTAGGTGCGCCTTACTCCGGTATCACTGTTGCCTATTACACGGCAAATCAGACTAGAAGCATTGGCGGAAGCAACTACAACTTCAAGATCATCATCACCAACACAACCGGAACGCTTGAGCAGGTTTACGCAAAAGTCCAGTACCTTCTGCGCCAGAACAGCGACATCAATACTGGCGGCACTGCGGGTGCCAAGGTGGGCAAGATTCAGGATGAATTGTTGAAGTTCGTCGGCGAAACACTGGTTACGAGTCAGTCGGTCTACATTGATAACGTGCTGCCGACTGACGCGAATCGAGTTGATTTCTACGACGACAGCAACAATGTCCAGCGCAATACGTACAGCGCAGCCGGCGTGATGTCGTTCAACTCGGTGCTGGTCGGCGCTGGCTCAAGCTATCGGTTGATGTTTACCTCGCCGCCTGGTGCTGGTAACGACTATGGCGAGGCGGGCGCAATCACCGTCAACAATGCTGCTGGCACACCCATTACCGGGGCAATCAGCAGCGTGTCGATTGGGTTTGACTACGACTATGACGGCAACGTCCAGGGTGGATACACTGGCGGCACAGATCGTCCGGTTACGCTGATCGGGATCAAGCCCGGCACAGGTAAGTTCGCCGTTGCAACCGGCACGCTGACTCGCTCCAAGGGCATCAGCTTGTCTTTGGTGGCTGAAACGGATCGCGTCTACGCATAATGGCTATCATCTTTGATCCTGCCACACGCCGGATCATTCTCGATACGGTAGCCGCCACCTGGACTGAGATTTACTCTCGCTGGGTGGATTGGGCTGCACTGTCGGACAATGCCAAGTATGGCATGGTTGTCCGTCAGGTCGGGTCCGATGATCTGGGTGGAGGTCTATCGATCCCGCCGTACTACTTCCTTCAGGGGGCATGGCGCGTGCGGCCAATGGAGGCTGACCACGATCTGACGCTGACCGGCAACGGTTTCGTGGAGGGCGGTGGTACGCCAGTCGTTCGCACGCTTGGGCCGCATCAGGTCAACGTCAATTACACCGTGCCAGTGCAGGCGCAGGGAATCAGTACCAGCGGCTCAAGCGGCCCAAGTGCTGTCGAAATAGCAGAGGCGATTTGGGCAAAGCAAACTTCCTCGATGTCGGTTGATGGTTCTATCGGGAAATACGTCGCCACAAAACTACTTTCAATTCGAAATTATATCGGATTAAAGTAAGTCACGAGTGACTGGACATTTAAACGGATTTGAGCTATGCTCCACAAAACAATTCGGGCAAAAATCATGCAAGATAAAGTGTTCTTATTCAGTCAAGTGGAGTGGGCGCATGTTTGGCTTGCTGGCTTGACTGCCATGTGGGGTGGGGCGATTTCTTACTTTCACCGAATTCAATCAGGGCTGCCTCACTCTTGGTTGTCCGTACTCGCGCACATGAGCATGTCTGGCTTTGCTGGATTTATGTGTTGGTTGGGTTGCGTTCAATTTGATGTTCCAGTTCCATTAACCGCGATATGTACCGGGCTTGCTGGTCACATGGGCGCTGAGTTTGTCAAGCTTATCGAGGCTCATTTCTCGAAACGACTTTCAAATGGCGTATCGGAAATTAAATGATTACGTCGGCTGAGTATTACAAAGGTCGCGACAAGCAATATGCCTCCGAACTGACGGAAGAAATTCGCAAAAATTCAATCGAAACAATTCGGCGCGCAAACGCTTTGCTTGAATTGTTTTACGCGACGAATCCCAACGCAAAGCGCGACAGAACCGCAACCTCGGGTTGGCGACCGCCGGCGGTGAATGCAGCCACCAAAAAAGCGGCGACTAAATCAAAACACATGCTTGGGCTGGCTATTGACATCGGTGATTCAGATGGAAAGTTGGACGCTTGGCTGATGACAATAAACGGACAAAGGGCGCTTGAAGTTATTGGCCTTTGGATGGAGCATCCATCAGCAACTCAAGGTTGGTGCCATTTGCAGACGGTTCAAAATAGAAGTTGGAAAGATGGAAAACCGAGGGTGTTCTATCCATGAGCGCCCGCAACGATTAGTCACAGGTGACGTATGGACAGCGAAAAGCTTATTGAAGTAATCCACAAGTCGGTTCGCCCGTTGCTGACCGGCATCATTACGTTGCTATTTAATGGTGTATGTCTTTGGGCGTGGATCGAAGGTCAATTAAATATCAAGGAATACATTATGGCTATGGCTCCGGCCAATAGCATGATTCTCGGTTTTTGGTTTGGTGAGCGGGCAGCTTTGAAAACGCCCGGAGAAGCCTCGTGATCGACCAAGTAAAAAACATTCTAATTGCCGTCACGATCGCTTTAACTGTTGGCTTTGGAGTTGGTTTTTACACCAAAGGAAAGTTTGTTGATGCCGCCATTATCAAACAAGTCAACGTATCGCACAAAGAAAGCGCCAGCAACATTATCAAGTCAAACGAGACGTCCACAAAAATTGAATCAAAAGTTGAAAACGTAAAAAAAGCCGGAGCTGACATCCGTCAGCAAATTGCTCGTCATATTGAAACGAAGGAAAAGAAAGATGAAGTCAGCAAGAAGCCTGATGATTGTCGGCCTGTTTGGACTCTTGATGCTCGTACTTACTGGCTGTTGCGCGCCAGTCGCGAAGCCACCACTTTTGACCCCGCCTCAATCAGCGATGATGAAGGCGAAGCCTCTACCGGAATTACCCAAGCCGAAATATTCCATAGTGCAACCGAAGTCCACGACGAATACAACGAACTCGCAATAAGGCACGGTGAGTTGGTGGATTATGTTGATGGTTTAATTAAAGCGCAGGCTAAATGACAAGAGATATTTCAGTTCCGTTATCCGAATCACTGATCGACAAACTCAAGGAAGGCTCAAAAGAAGACTGCATTGCGGACTTGGTCGAAATGGTTGAGCGGGAGCCTGAAAAGGTCATCAGCCGCAACTATTATCGAGTTCACGGCAAGTACGCAGAATCGGTTTGGAGCGCCTGGGCAGGTACATTTTCCGAATTCAAACGCCAAGCCGGCGTCGTTCTTTCCCGTCAGCAACACGCGATGGAAAGATCCATTGCAAAACATGCCTCTGTGGACCACTACAGACGCCTTACGGTCGAGCGAATGGATTATGGCGACAAGTATCTACGCGAGAATTCAAATCGCTTTAAGACCATTCTGGCGTGTTCTGATCTGCACGACGTTGAAGTAGACCCTTTCTTCCTCCGCGTACTGATCGATACCGCCCAACGCGTTCAGCCGGATGTGATTTCGCTGGTCGGTGACATCTTCGATTTGGCTGAGTTCGGCAAGTACACCGTCGATCCGCGCGATTGGGATGTGGTAGGTCGCATCAAGTTTGCCCATGACAACATCTTGAAACCGCTGCGCGAAGCTTGCCCCAATGCTCAGATTGACTTCATCGAGGGCAATCATGAAGCGAGACTGCTGCGTCAGCTTGCGGACGCGACACCAGCGCTCAGAGCGGTTCTGTCAGACCTTCACGGATTCACGGTAGGCAAGTTGCTTGGTTTGGAGCAGTTCGAAATCAACTACGTTGCAAAGTCAGACCTTGCGGCCTGGACGAAGCGTGACTTCGAAAAAGAGCTTGCCAACAACTACAAGGTTTACTGGGACACGGTCATGTGCCACCACTTTCCACACGCCCGCAACATGGGTCTGCCGGGAGTGAATGGACACCACCACCAACATCAGACTTGGGGCATGTTCAGTCCCGTTTTCGGCGCCTACGAATGGCACCAGATGGGCGCCGGCCACAAGCGTAGCGCTTCGTATTGTGAGGGTGAGAAGTGGCATAACGGCTTCGCCCTGATCAATGTCGATACGCACACCAAGGCAACCAACTTCGATTACGTCTCGGTGACTGACTTCGCCATTTCTGGTGGCAAGTGGTATCACCGAAACTCCCTCGAATAATAGGACAAAGAATAAGTCACTACTGAGAGTGATTTCAGATTCCCACAACCACAGCAGGAAACCACATGGCTCGCAACAGCGGTAGAAAATTTCCCAAACGTCAACGCGGCAACGACACGTATGAGGAAATGGATCAAATTCCGGACAGAGTTGAATATCAGCAGGTAAAGCGAAGCACTTCGCCTCTCAAGCCCCTCAACGACGCGCAGGGGCGCTATCTTGACGCCATGAAGACGTTTACCCTGACCTTTGCAACCGGTTCAGCCGGCACCGGCAAAACATGGTTGTGCGCAGCCCTAGCGGCTCAAATGCTTGAGAGTGGGCAAATCAACAAGATCATCATCACCCGACCGGCGGTAGAGGCGGGCGAATCACTGGGTTTCCTGCCTGGCGAAATCGAAGAAAAATTCGATCCGTACTTGCAACCGTTCCGCGACGTTCTGAACGAGCGCTTGGGTAAGACCCATGTGGAATATTTGGTCAAGCGCGGCGTGATTGAAGCGGCACCGCTGGCGTACATGCGGGGCAAGACGTTCAAGAACGCCTTCGTAATTCTGGACGAAGGTCAAAATACCACGCCGAGCCAAATGAAGATGTTTCTGACCCGTATCGGACACGACTGCAAGGTGGTTGTGAACGGCGACATCAGTCAGAAGGACATCATGGGCAAGTCTGGGCTTGATGATGCCGTGGAACGACTGTCTTGGATTCCGTCAATCAAGCACATCGAGTTCACCCGTTCCGACGTTGTTCGCAGCGGTTTGTGCCAAGAAATCGTGCAAGCGTATGAAGATGGCCCGGTCATCCCGCGTCGTCGGGGTGTCTCTATCGGGTAACTTGGGAATCACTTGGGCATTCCGACGCTTATCGCTATAAGTAAACTGTCTCTATAGTAAAGTCACTATTCACTGACTATTGAGCGCGGAATGATCCAACACCCAACATGGCTAGGGAACTTCTACGGAGGCAGATTCGGCTTCCTGAACTACGAAGTTCTGACGATCCAAAATATCCCTCACAAAGAACTGAAGCCGGAAGCAGGCTTGATGCTGTCGAAGTGGTTCGACTATCGCAAGTTGCATCCGATGCAGGCGACCTACTACTTCGTCAAGTGCTACACGGACGCGTATCGCAACTTTTGTAGAAAGGCAGTCAACTTCGAAACGGCTGACTATATAAGCTCGATCAAGGGCAAAGATTTTCTCAAGGCGAGAGAGATGCTTTCGTTTTGGCGCTTGCGTCAACTGGTCGATCAAACCGGCATGAGGTATGACTTTTTCCTAAGCTTTGCGATGTCCTGGTTCTACCGAATGGTCAGCGTCGATGGCAAGGTCTACCCGCCGCGCCCCGCGCATCTACTGAGAAACGAGGATCTGATCGCGGAAGTCATGATCGCTTGGGAAGAGCAGTGTTCGGTATCCCTTCAAGTAGCTCGCGACCCCTACTACCGCGTCGTAAACTTCACCGGTAGCAAAAATCAGCTTGCGCATGAAGCGTTCGTGATTGGTCAGGCTAAGGCTAGACGTTTCCCCGAATATTCATTGCGGTCTTTGATTTATGAATTTGACGCCATTCGAATTGAAGAGGCGCTTCGTCGCTTTGATCAGCGTGTAGTTTTGAGTGCGATTCCTCCCGTTGAGGTTTTGCAAGAATAAGTCATTGCTGACTATAGTTCAACTGTCGTTTGACACTAACTTTTAGGAGAAGAAAAATGGAACACCAACAATTTGAAGGCTACCCGAAATCGGTTTCAAGGCCCATTTTGGGCGCCGATCGCAAGCAGAAGTCTCAGGTATCCCCAAAGGGTCATGAGGCTTACCTGAAGGCTCTGGAGGCGTCTGGCGCTACCGTTACCATCGAGAAGATGAGCAGCGGCGAGCAAATCTCAGGACAAATCAAAACAAGCGACAAATTCACCATATCCGTGAAGGTCTTCGTTCAGGGTGGCGATAGCTACATTACGCGCGTCTTATTCAAGCATGACGTTTCTGAATTCAGGGCATCCAGGCCGGAGTTCGATCAATGAGTGAGGCCGCAGAGGCAGAAAAGTCAATCGTTGCAATGATCGGCGATAGCTATTCTGGCGTCTCTGAGCCGGTTGAAGAGGTTGAAAAGTTCGATTTCGAGGCGGACTTTCAGACGGCGGTCGCCGCTTTGGTTTGTCGCGATGGCGAGTTCATGCGTCGCGCTTCGCATCTGATCAAACCCGACTATTTCGAAAACGTCGGCGAGGCGTCTTTAGTGAATCTGGTCGTTCAGCATTACGCGAAATATCGTTGTATTCCCGACAACGTGACGACGGCCAGTTTGATACGTGACGCGGCGAAGTCTGGGGCGATCAGAAAGGACGTTTTGCCGGAACTTTTGACTGCCAGAAAGAAGATCATCAGCGACGCCTTAACCAGCCGTGAGTACGTTGAGGACAAGCTTGCGCAGTTCGTTCGTCACCAAGCGGTCGGTGCGGCGATCATGAAGTCGGTCGCTTTGCGTGAAACGGGCCAGTTCGACAAGATCGAAAAGCTGATGAAGGCCGCGATCGAAATTGGGCTGAATGAGGATGGTGACGCGTATAGCTACTTTGACAACATCGATGAGCGAACAGAGGCACGTCTTGATATTGCGTCGGGCAAGAGACAGCCGCAGGGCATCACTACTGGCGTTATGAAACTGGACGAATTGCTGTATCACCGGGGTTGGGGCCGCAAAGAGCTGGCTTCAATTATGGGTGGTGCAAAGTCGGGCAAAACGACGGCGCTGATCAACTTCGCAAAGGCCGCTTCGCTTGCCGGCCACAACGTTCTGTACATCACGTTGGAGGTTGGATCGGGCATTGTGTCTGACCGTATGGATGCTTCTCTGACAGAAACGCTAATGAGCGAGCTGGCCGTCAAGCTGCACCATGTTCGCGAAAAGGTCGAGTTGGCAAGAAAGAAGGCTGGAAAGCTGGAAATCTGTGAGTACGCTTCCGGCACGATGAACGGCAAGATGTTGCGTGAGCGAATCGAGTCCTACAAGTCACCGGGCCGCAACAAAGACGGCAGCGTTCGCGCTCCAATCAAGTTCGATCTGGTGGTCGTTGACTATGCAGACATCATGGCGCCAATCTTTCGAACGAACGACGCCATTGAAAATTCCAAGTCGGTCTATGTTGACTTGCGGGCTATCGCTTTCGAGGAAGACGTAGCGATGCTGACGGCAACGCAAACGAACAGGGAAGGGCACAAGGCAACGGTTGCGCTTGCCACACACGTTTCGGATGACTTCAACAAGGTTAGGACTGTCGACTTGATGATTTCAATCAACAAGACGGAAGAAGAGGCGCGTGACGGGGTGGCTCGTCTGTACTTTGCCGCCTCGCGAAATCAGCGCTCCGGCTTTACTGTCGTGGTCAAGCAAAACTTGGAATGTATGCAGTTCATCACTGGCGTTCTGAGGATCGAATAGTGACCGCCGGTAACGAAGAGCTTGGCGAGATTCTGGATGAGATTGATATTGAGTCGTGGCTTGACCGCGAAGGTATCAGGTATCGGGTAACTCGCGGCTCCAGAGGCATTCAGTTGAACGTCAGGGAATGCCCCTGTTGTGGCAATTCGCACTACAAGGTCTTTCTCAATCAGGAGACGGGGCTTGGCAATTGCTTCTCTGGCGACTGCGAGCAGACTTTCAATAAGTGGAGCTTCATTCGTCACAGTCTTGGGCTGACGAATCGCCAGGTTGTCGAGCATGTCAAGGAGTTTGCGAGAGAGCAGGGTTGGAAGCCGAGACGCGTCAAGTCGGCGGCGGTGGATCTGAAAACGAATTTGGTTTTGCCCGAATCGGTTGAGCTGCCGATCGGTAACAAGAACATGAAGTATTTGAACAATCGCGGAATCAGTGGCGAGATTACCCGCTACTTCAATCTGCGTTATTCGCAAAGCGGCAAGTTTAGCTACGTGGGCGAGGACGAGAAGGTTCGAACTCAGTCGTATGCTAAGCGAATCATCATCCCGGTGTTTGACCTTGACGGCGACCTTGTCAGCTTTCAAGGCAGGGACATTACCGGGCTTGCTGAAAAGAAGTACCTTTTTCCGCCGGGCTTTGCATCGACAGGCACGCATATTTACAACGCTCATAACGCGCATGGCGTAGAGGACGTTGTAATCGGTGAGGGTGTCTTTGACGTGATGGCAATCAAGATTGCGCTCGATGGGCAGAAAGAGCTTCGCGCCATTACGCCGCTCGGGACATTCGGCAAGCACCTTTCACACGGCGATGACGCCAGTCAGCTTGCGAAGTTGGTGAGGCTTAGAGAGGCTGGACTGAAGCGCGTTACGTTCATGTGGGATGGCGAACCAAAGGCGATAGAAGCAGCGATCGAATCGGCGCTGCTGCTGCGTAAATATGGCTTTGTCGCCAGAGTCGCAATTTTGCCGAAAGGGCGTGATCCAAATGAGGTTCCGGCGTCGGTTGTGCGGGATGCGTATTGGAAGGCGACGGCAATTAACGAAGGCAGTGCGGTTCGCTTGCTTTTAGCGAATAAGTAAGTCAATAATGACTATACTTATAGAAGTTAAATTGATTATGCGCTTGTGCGCTTGGGGGTTATCCGATGAGTGACGTTATTATTGATTCTGCTTATTTCGGTCACGATAGCGGAACGAAGTTTTATGAAGTTAATTCGTTTGCAAACGCCAGTGAAAACACATTTATTCTGGTAAAGCGTTATGGCGCGTCAACAGCGTCAAGAAATGGTGGGGCGATAAAAATTGAGCATGAAGTCAGTCGAGAGTATTTGAAGGTTGCCTTCAATAACGCGATAAGAGATAGGCTAAGAAGAAAGGCTGGGAATGGGGGCTTCTATGAAAAGATGGAATCTTCAAGCCATATTAAAGGCTCGGGCGTTGCTACTGGTGATCATATAGAAGACTTGATTCAACGGCACTATAAGCCAATTGCCGCGTCTCAAGTATTGGAAGCGCTGACGATGACAAAGTCTACGAACACGGCAAAGCCGAATTTCATAGTTCAAGATCCAGTTGAAGAGCCGCTTCGCGAACCGGATTGGGGAAGTTGGTGAGTGAATTATTAACGGGGATTTCCAATATAACCGGCATTGATTGGAAGGCGCTTGTTGCAGAAGACCCAACCGCTTTTAACTCAATCCTGAACGCGGTTAGTAATATACGTTCTGAAGAAGCAAAGAAAGCGCGAGAGAAAGAACCCGCTAAGTTCTCTCGGACGCAAGACAAATCTGTCTATCCCGATTTTGGCGATTGGTAAGGAGAATTAAATGAGTCAATTTGTTGATGAAGAGGTATATCCGGTTTCTGAATCTAGCAAGGGCTACAACGCATTCAGCGTCACCAATTGCGAATCGGCTGGTCATCAGCCAAGTTATTGCATTTGCTTGATGAAGATTGACGCAATGCGCCGCGATGGGAATTTGCGCGGCCTGTCTTGCGAGTCGGACATCTCCAATAAGACTTGTATTGCGTTGAATATGCGAGAAGAAGAAGTCACGGCGGGTAAGGCGATTTATTTTCTGAATCGCAAAAAACTCAACGAGTTCAACAATGCGCGTGACGCCAAAATGGTCGTTAAGGTAACGCCAAGCAATAAGCCGAGAAGGGCTATTTCACCCGAAGCGGAAGCAAGAGTTGCCAGTCAGTTTGAACATTCGCAACCCATTCAGCCAGTCATTCGAAAGTTGGAACCGGCGATCGAATCGGGTTCTTACGCTGACGCAATCAATTCGGCTATCGCTGAAAGTTTAAAACCGAAGGAACCCGCTCTTGTAAAAGAGCAAATCAATACCCCGCCACCGTCGGCGGGAATGAGTATGCGGGAATTGGCTCGATTGAGTCTTGCTGCGAAAAATCAGTAATCAAAGGAGAAACTATGGAACACGAAAATATGGAAAATCCCGAAGTGGCAGAAATCGCCGCCACTTTCAAAGAATATCAATCCAAGCTGAATGAAGTCATCAGAGGTATGGTTGAGGATGGTGCAAACCCACCTATTTTGGCTTTTGCTTTGGGCTTTCAAATGGCTGAACTGGCGGCAAGCTTCATGAGCTTTCACGAATACGACGCCGACAGGGCATGTAACGCCTTCGATACGATGACGGCGGATATTCGGACGGGTTTTGTTGAAATGCTCGAATTGTCGCTGGCTCAAGTTGAAAAGGCTAAAGCATGAATTCCAACGACATTTTTCAACTGATCGAAAACGTCGCTGCGACGGCCAGCAAAAACGAGAAGCAGGCTCTCGTTACGCGGTACATGAAGGAAGACCTCTTCAAGCGCGTCTGTCAGTACGCCTATGACCCGTTCAAGACCTACGGCATTCGCAAGCGTCCAGAGACGACCCGCGAGAACGGAAACGCCGAATTTGATCCCGGCACCTGGAATCTTTTGGATGATTTGATCGCCCGTCGCCTTACCGGCAACAACGCAATCGATGCGGTACGCGGTGAAATGACGGCGCTCTCGAAAGATTCTTCCGAGTTGTTATGGCGGATCATCAGCAAGGATCTTCGCGCCGGCTTCAGCGAGTCCACGATCAACAAGGCGTCGAAAGGGCTGATACCGGACTTCCCCTACATGCGCTGTTCGTTGCCAAAAGACGCAAAGCTGGAAGAGTGGCCGTTCGATTCAATCGGCTGTCTCAGCCAAGAAAAAGCAGACGGCATGTTTGCCAACATCGATCATGAAGTTGGCGGGCTTGTGAGTATTCGCAGTCGTCAGGGTTCGGAATTCCCGATTGACAAGTTTCCTCGCATCGTCGAGGAAGTCAAAAAACGTCTGTATCCGGATCATCAACAACACGGCGAGATTGTCGTTGTTCGCGACGGTGTTGTCTGTAAGCGTGAAATTGGCAACGGCATTCTGAACAGCGTGCTGAATGGTGGCGACTTCGCCGAAAACGAATATCCGGTGTATTTGATTTGGGATCAAATTCCACTTGAGTCGGTGGTGACTAAAGGAAAGTACGACATGCCGTACAGACACCGTCTCGCCAGCGTGATCAGACAGTTAAGCGGTCAGACTGGTGACAGCTTGATGCTGATTCCGACAAAGGTTGTCAAGTCGCTGGCCGAAGCTTACGCACACGCCGCCGAATTGATGAAGACCGGCAAGGAAGGGTCTGTGGTCAAGAATCCCGAAGGTATTTGGAAGGACGGCACCAGCAAGCACCAAGTCAAGCTGAAATTGGAATTCGAAGTCGATCTGGTGGTAATTGGAATCGAATTGGGTCGCATCGGTTCGAAGAATGAAGGAAGGCCGGGTGCGCTTGCTTGCGAAACGTCGGACGGTAAGCTTCGCACATCTGTTGCCGTGAAGAATGAGGCGATGCGTGACAACGTCGAGAGAGACCCGGAAGATTGGATCGATCGCATCATTCCGGTGACGGCAAACGACATCATGATGCCTGGCGGCAGCAGCGACTTTCACGCACTGTTCTTGCCGCGTATGACTGAAGCGAACTACCGCACGGATAAAACCGAGGCGGACAGTTTGACTCGCGTCTTCAAACAAAAAGACGCCGCGATCTTCGGTAAATCCATCTTGAGCGACGCGCTGTGAACCAGGCGGAGTTCGACGCCGTAAAGAGCACCTTCCCCTGGACTGAGCAAGTTCAGGTTATTGGTCCTGGCGGGTTGGTTCGGATGATTGACCGTTACGGTAGAGAAGTGCCTATCTTTACTATGACTCAGTTCTTGATGTTGATTACAGACAAGATGCAACCGCAACCGCAACCGCAACCGCAACCGCAACCGCAACCGCAACCGCAACCGCAACCGCAACCGCAACCGCAACCGCAAGACGAAACAGTTCCGGGGTGATAGTCTTGAGTGAAGGAGAAGCACATGCCTTCACTCAAACTCTTCACAGCAGGACAGTTACGTCGAGGTCTTGAATCTCTATCAAGGCCAGCGCCAGCAGCAATCATGTTTGGCCTTGAGTCCGGGCTTGACATCGACTCCGTGGTCACTCTGACTTGGTCAGGCGCCAAAAAATATAAATCATGCGTCACATACGTTGGTCGCGTCCTTGATCTTCAGCCGATTCACATTCGCAGCAAGTATGTTTTTTGGCGCCTTGAGTCTGATGGTTCGCCGTCTCTCTTGTTCGGAATCAACCAAGAAATCTTCGATGCTTTTGGCATGGTCTGGGGAGAACTTGATCTGGCTTACAAGACGATGCTCATGATCGATGAGGACGCAGAGGCGGCAGACCTTCTAAATCGCGTCAGTCGTCATGACTCGTAAGTGTATGATTACAAAGGTAGAGCGTCTGCCTTACACGCAGAATGTCAGCGGTTCGAGCCCGTTAGCACCCACCAGATATTTGTAACAAAATCAAAGACTTAGCGGAAATTCGATAGGTCTGATGATTTGTTTGACGCCTTCAACTACACTCTATCCCACTCTAAGACGCTCACAAAAACGTCAAAGACGACCGTATGACATGCCGTTAGGCAGAATGTTGGGAAGGGGTGGTCAAGTGGCATCGAAAAGAGAGAAGGGCCGAGGTTGGGAATTTACGGTCAAGCGGGCGGGCTTGTTGGAGAAGCCGCTGATCTTGACGTTCGCTACTGAGGCTGAAGGTGATCTGTTTTGCAAAAACTTGGAATCGTTGCTTGATCGCGGCATTGTGCCGACCGAGTATCGACCCAAGACCCGCGTTGTTTCGTTCGGCGATTTATCTGGGCAGTATTTGCGAGACGCGCAGGTATCAACAAACGACCGGGAGATTCTGCGCAGCCTGTCAGAAATAGCCAACACGCCGCTTTTGGCGATCAACGTCGAATGGGTAGACGCACAGGTTCAGCGAATGAAGCGCGAACTACATTACCGACCAGCAACGATTCGAAAGAAGATCGGGGCAATGGCCCGGTGCTGTGACTGGGGCATTCGACGCAAGTTACTCATTCTGCCAGACGCCCCATTTCGAACGCTGCCAGAAGGTTATGCGGCATACACCGAGACGGATGCTGCTTTGGCTGGCGGGGCGAAGTCGGACACGGAGCGCGACCGTCGCCTGGAGTCTGGGGAAGAGTTGGAGATTCGCAAAGTGTTGGAGCGCGGGGTTCTGTCAAGAAAGCAAAGAGAGTTCACCATTCCCAACCGTCAGGACATTGTTGCGCTATTTGAAGTGCTGCTTGAGACCGCCATGCGTTTGCGCGAGGCGTACACGCTGACGTCCGATCAAATCGACTTCAAAAGACAAACGATCAATCTGGACAAGACTAAAAATGGAGACAAGCGACAGGTGCCGATGTCCTCTATTGCCGTCAAGGTGCTGCGACCGTATTCCAAAAAAGATGGGTACATATTCCCGTGGCTAGAAGAGCAGGGCGGCAACCTGAAGCTGACGACGAATTATCTCAGCAAGATGTTTGCCCAAGTCTTTGCCGACGCCGGTTGTCCGGATTTGCACACGCATGACTTGCGGCATGAGGCGACGAGTCGCCTATTTGAACGCACAGACTTTAAGGCGGAAGAGATTATGAAATGCACCGGACACAAGTCGCATCGGATGGTGATGCGCTATCTGAATCTACGCGGTTCCAATCTCGCCGCTAGACTCTGGTAGTTCGCCCGATCCCCATTCGTGCGGCGGTCTGCTTCACGATCTGCGACGTGGCGTAACCAATCACATCGCACTCCAACATAACGTAAGCCCTGCCGATTTTTGCGGCGGGGATGTCGCCAGAATGAATCAGCTTGGCGACCGTGTTGACGTGGACGCACAAAAGCTCGGATGCGCGAAGAATATCCACGGTACTCATGTTGAGGCGGGCTTTGTGGTTGATGTCATGGTTGTCCGATAAGTCACAGATGAGTAATGATGGTATCGGCACATTCAGATAAAAGCAAGTCACCAATGACATATCTACAGACGAAAAAAAAGCCTCACTAGGAGGCTTTGGTTATGTGGTGTCGGGTGGTTAATTGGTGGCGTTGTCAGGCTTCAGCGTGTTGACAGCGTCAACTATTCGCTGCCGCTCATCATCGGTGCGAAGTCGTGGATTGGTGACGTCTGCGCCACGAATAGCCTCAATGATTTCAATTTCGTTCAAGGTCAGCACCGGCTGGTTGAACATCTTCTGAATCTCATTCCAGGTGTCCGGTTGGTACTCCTGCATACACATTTTGAAGAAGTGAATGGGGTCAATCTCCAACGCCTTCGCTAGAGGCCCGATCTTTTCCATCGGAATCTTGGTGTCGCCCTTCTTGAACATCGTGATGATGTTCGGCTTGGCGAAACCAGCCTCTAGTGCGATTTGACGTTGCGGTTTGCCGCATAGATCGATTTGCCAATCGACATACTCAGCAACGGTTTTAACTTTTTGGCGAAAACTTGCGCTCATGGTTACTCTCCTTTGTTTCGAGTAGATTGTGTACAACACAATCATGACAGTTTGCCTATCTGCTGCCCTTGCGTCAGCTCTGAAAATAAGTATAGCGCAAAGTCACTAATGCGTTACTTTTTTAAAAAACGCTGTTGGCTTTTTCGATCGCCATCTATTACTAAAGATATATGAGGATGTTGAAGTATTATTTGGATCGACAAAAAAACCCTATCGTCGGTAAGTCAAAGGTGACTATACTTGTAGTGGTTTCTTGACGTTCATCGTTTTATTTACTACAAGGAGAAAGTAAATGTCCGCTGGTTTGTCTTCTAAGTCAGTCACCTTTGAGGAGGGCGCTGACATACTCGAAAAGTCTGTCGTTGGGGGTCGCTTGGATTTGGGGCACTCGCTTGTTTATGATTTGCTGCATCCCGTTCTCGGAAGCATTGTACTGTTTTCGTCAACTATTGGCAAAAGCGTTGTCGTTTCGTAGTTGAGTACGTCAGGCGGTGTGATTAAGTCGTTGCGCTTCCTGATTCTTTTTTTTATGATAGCTCATCAGTCAATTGTGACTTACAAGGAGAGCTAAATGAACGAACGTGTATTTCTGTTGCGTGAGGCGGTTGTAACCATCACGCAGATGCTTGCCGGTAAAGAAATTGATGTGACGCAGCGCGGAATCAGCGCCTACGTCAAGTGCGATGCCGTTGGTAAGCCCATACAAGTCAACCTGCCTTACTTGCCCGACAACGCCACAGACGAACTCTGTGTCGCGATTCAGGGTTTTTTGGACCACGAAGTTGCGCATATCCTGTTCAGCGATTTCACGCTGATTCAAGTCGCAGCGAAAGCTGGCGCTCAGCAAATGCTGAACATTCTGGAAGACGCCAGAATCGAAAAGCGCATGGCTCATCGCTTCGCGGGCAGCGGCAGCAACTTGTCGTCAACCGGAAAATTCTTTCTTGATAATTACGTCATTCCCAAAATTAAAGAGGCGGGCAGCGACACCAACAGGGTTGTTGCGTTGCTGATGGTTCCGCTAATCCGCGCAATGTCGGGCCAGACGATTTTTCAAGAGTTCATGCGGGATAAGGCCAGTCTGATGAAACCGGTGACGGACAAGATTGCTGACCTGGCACCGAAGATGGAAGCCGCCGCATCGACTCAAGCTTGTCTGGACTTGGCACTCGAAGTGAATAAGCGTCTTCGCTCAAAAGAGACACCGGACGAAGGTGAAGAAGGCGACTCTCCGTCCACGAGAGCGAAAAAAGCACCCAAGTCCAAGCCAGCTTCGGAGAAAGCCGAAGAGAAAGAAGAGGAAGAGAAAGAAGAGGAAGAGAAAGAAGAGAAAGAAGAGAAGGGCGGCGAAGATGAAGATGAAGGCGAAGGCGAAGAGAAAGAGAAGGCCGAAGAGGAAGACGAAGAAGGCGAAGAGGAAGGTGAAGGCGAAGAGGAAGGTGAAGGCGAAGGCGAAGGTGACTCGCCGGGCGGCTCTGAACTTGAAGAATCTGATCCTGAAGATTCGGAATCGAAAACGGGCATTTCGTCGGCGATGATGGACGAAATCGACAAAGAAACGGCGAACGGGTATGACGAATCCATCAGCACCATCATTAGTGACGGCGCTACAGAGGCGGCAAAGAATTCGAAGTATCTGGTTTTTACGAAAGAAGGCGACAAGGTTGAAAGCTTGCACGTTGGGCGAGCTTACGATCCGGAGATGGCGGTAAGTCTTTCCAGCGCCGTTGATCACATGGTTGGCCCATTGCAGAAAGACCTTGAGCGAGCCATCGCCGCTCGTTCGTTGTCGTCATGGGAATCTGGCCGAAAGTCTGGTCGGTTGCATCCGGCCAACTTGTCTCGACTTGCCGTTGGCGATGCGCGAGTGTTTCGCAAGCGTCACGAATCCACCAGCAAAGATGTGGCGGTCGAGTTGGTGATTGACGCCAGCGGTTCGATGCAAGGTTCGAAAATTCATCTGGCTACGCAGGCTGCGTATGCACTTTCTCAAGTGCTTGAGCGTATCGGCATCGCACATGAGGTTATTTGTTTTACGACAGGCCCGTCAGCCGCCGGCGATTCGGAGCTTGCTGCTGAATCCAAGAAGATCGGTCGTCAGTTTTCCAGAGTGGAGAGTTTGTATATGCCGATTCTGAAAGGCTACAGCGAAAGGTTGAAAACGGAAGTCCGCTCTCGGTTTGGTTGGCTTCCCCACTCAAACATTCTGCGGAACAACGTTGATGGCGAGTGTATTGAGATTGCGGCGCGTCGTCTTTTGGCTCGTCGCGAGAGCGGCAAAGTCATGATCGTTCTGTCTGATGGTTCACCTAACGCCGCCGGCGATGGCGGTTCGTTGTCGCCGCATTTGGTGAAGGTAGTGAAGGACATCACGAAGGCTGGAGTCAATGTTGTCGGTATCGGAATCGAATCGTCCGCCGTTCAGAGGTTCTATCCAAAGAATATCGTCATCAATAACGTGAGTGAGCTGCCGAACAGAGTAATCAAGGAATTGCGTCATCTGCTGGTCGGTTAAGGCGGTATAAAAATAAGTCATAAGTGACTACTCATTCCTGACTGACATCTGTAATATCTGTTCTGTCGCAGCAAGTGTGCTGCATTGATCATCAAGGAGATTCAAATGAGCGACAAAATCACCTGTAAGCTTTGTGGCGCAATGGTTCACTCCATTCAGGTACACCTGAAGAGCAACCATCCAGAAGAGACAATCGAAGGCTACATTCGACAGTTCGGCGAAGATGTGCCTTTGATGTCTGACATGGCGTTGCAAAAGCTTGCCGAGCGTCGCGCTGCAAAAGAAGCCGAGTCAAGTCAGAAGATCGAAATGTCCGGTACGAAAGATGAGATTTCCACTTCTAGCGTCATCCCCCAGGATGCGGTCGTCAAGAAGGCGTTTCATGAAGTCTTCAATCTTGGCAACGGCAAAGCAGCCAAGTCCGCTAAGGGTGAGGCGATTCCAATCTCTGTCGTAGCAAATCCCGCCATGCCCGACATGGTGCCGACCCTGTCCAATGATTACGTTTATGACATCGATGAACTCAAGAACGTCATTCTGGCGCTGGAGTTGAACATCCCCTGTTACGTTTGGGGCCACAAGGGTTCGGGCAAGTCTGAGTTGTTGGAGCAGATCGCCGCTCGTACCGGTCGCCCCTACATGCGGGTTCAACATACGGTCAACACTGAAGAGAGCCATATCGTTGGTCAGTGGACTGTTCGTGATGGTCAGACCGTATTCGAGCTTGGCCCACTTCCGTTAGCGATGATTAACGGCTGGATGTACTGCGCCGACGAATACGATTTTTCACTGCCGAGCGTTCTGTCCGTCTATCAAGCGGTATTGGAGGGTAAGTCACTGGTGATTAAAGAGGCTGACGCCGCTAATCGCATCATCAAACCGTCTCCAAACTTTCGCTTTTGTGGAACGGGGAACACGAACGGCAGTGGCGATGAGACGGGTCTGTATCAGGGAACGTCAATTCAGAATGCCGCAAACTTCGACCGTTTTGGCGTCGTGATTCACAAGCAGTATATGAAGAAAGCGGCAGAGTCTCAGATCCTCGTGAACCGTGTCGGTTTGGTCAAAGAAGATGCGGACAAGATGGTCGATTTCGCCGGGCTGGTTCGCGAGGCGTATGACGGTGCAAAGATCAGTGATGTGATTTCGCCGCGAACCCTTATCTTCGCCGCAAAGATCGGCGTCAAGCGTGGCAGTTTCCGTCAGGGCATCGTGCTGTCATTCATCAACAAGCTTTCGAAGGTGGACCGCGAAATTGTCGACGGCTTGGCTCAAAGGGTCTTTGGCTAGTCAGTAGTGACTTATGCTATAATCTAGCACAGCGCAAATCACTTGGAGCCAACATGAGCCTTAAAGATTCTGGAATTTACTGCATCACGCATATCGCCTCTCAACGACGTTACGTTGGGAGTGCGGAAAACTTGGAGAGACGCTTCAAAAAACACCTAACGCAACTTCGTAGAGGCGCCCATCACTCCTACAAGCTGCAAGAGGCTTGGGATAAGTTTGGAGAAGGGGCATTCGAAATGACTGTTGTTATCAGGTGTCCGGTCGAGAAGTTGATGGATCTGGAACAAAAGGTCATTGATAGGTTCGGTGCTGCGATTTCTGGATACAACGTGGCGAGCTTCGCAGATTCTCCAAACAAAGGAAAACATCACTCTGAAGAGTCGCTGGCGAAAATGCGGGAGTCACACAAAAAACGCAAGCCAATCTCGGAAGAAACCAGACAGCGGTTGCGTGACGCGGCGGCTGAACGCGAGCGCATGAAAAAAGAAAGTGGATTTCGCGTTTCGGACGAAACGAGAGAAAAGCTCGCCGCTGCCGCGACCGGTCGTGAAGTTTCCGAAGAGACTCGGAAGAAGATTGCTGCGGCCAACTCAGGCAAGCCTTTATCTGAAGAACATCGCCGAAAGCTGTCGGACGCTCAAAGGGCGAGAGAGAAAAACTCAGAAGCGGAAGTCGCCGGTCGCATTACCGCCGCTTTGAAAAATAAAGGAAAAGAGCGATCTGCCGAGTTCAAGGCGCTGATGTCAAGCTTGGCAAGCAACAGGTCTGAAGAACATCAGGCAAAGCTGACGGCTGCGCTTATTGGCAAGTCGCCTTCGGAAGAGTCGAGGGCAAAAATGTCAGCCTCAAGACGTGCTTATTGTGAGGCGAAAGCCGTCGCAGACTTATGTTTGGAGGGCAAATAATGGAGCGACAGGGCTTAGACCGCTACTACGCGGATAACGTTGGGCTGATTCACTCGGTTGCCCGAAAGGGCTTCCGAAGACTTCAAGCGATTGGCGCGATAACGGATTACGACGATCTGGTTCAGGAGTTGGCCGTCACTTTCATCAAGTCCTATGATCTTTTTGATGAAAGCAAAGGCGCTTTTTCCACGTACTTTGTTCGATCCGCCTTCAACAAGGTGAACCGTATCGCCGAAGCGCATGAGATTGAGCGCTTGGAACTTCGCATTCGCTCGGTTGAGGAAATGTCCTCATGGCAAGAAGACGGTGAGATGTCTGTCGAAGAAACCATCGCCGGAAACGAGCCGACGCCGGCGCAGCACTATGAGGCGAAAAATGTGCGCTTGGGGATTCTCGATGCGCTGTCGCCTGTAGCTGAAATGATTGTCGAGATGGCGATCGATCCACCTGACTTTATCGAGCGGGAGTTTGCCGCACAGGTCGCTCACGCCGAGTTTGCAAGAAGCAATGGCGTTGAAAAACGTTCGCGTGGCTCGCTCAACGTGGCGTTCGTTTGTTCCGTTTTGGAGCGCACCACCGAACTGTCGTCTTCAATTTTGAGAGCGGCAAAGTTGGAAGTTCTTTCTGCTGCCGAGAGGTTAAAAAATGATTGATGCTCCGTTCGATGCGCCGGCGTGTTTTGCTGCCGCCAGCGTATTTAGCCACGACTCTGATATTTGCAAGATGTGTTCGGCGTTTGAAGGTTGTGCGGCGGCTTCCGTCGTCACGCTTGAGACGATAAAGGGCATTGTGAATGTGGAGGATCTTCTGAAAAGACACACTAAGGCGAAGAAGATCGCTCGGGTAACGGTCGCGGCGAAAGACAAGCTAGAAGCTGAAACGCGACCGCCAGGCGCAAACCTAAGACCTTTGATGCTGCCGGTTGAGCGCCAAACGAAAGTGATTCAAGTGAAATTCGAATTGACGGAAGAAGAGCGATTGATTGTTGAGAAGCTGCCAGTCAAGTTAGTCAAGTTGGCGCCGAGTCTGATCGAACATGGTTTGATTGATCGCATGAAAAAAGACATACCCGAAGGGCGCAACACGTTCGCTACACGAGGTCCGCAATGGTTACGGGTAGCACTGACAGCGCTGCTCGCTGGAGGCTTCACTAAACCGTCTCTACGCGACTCTATGATGTCCGAGTTCACCTGGACGAGCGGAACGGCGGCATCGCACGTCAGCATGGTTTGTTCCATCTTCACAGCGTTTGGAATCACAAAAATTGTCGATGGGAAGATGGTTCCTGCGACCGCTTGATACAATACAGATCAGTCATTAGTGAAGGATAAAAATGAGTTTAAGACACGCGCATATCAGAAGTGATTTTTCGATTGGAAAGTCGCTTCTTCAGATTGACCACGCCATTGAAAGGGCGAAGGAGCTTGGTTACGAGTCCGTAACCCTGTGCGACGAAATGAGTCTGCACGGCATGGTCGACTTCTCCAACAAGGCCAAGAAAGCGGGAATCAAACCGATCATTGGCTGCAATTTGCGCGTCTACGATGATCCGACGTACCGCAAACCGCCAAAGAGTTCGGGTGATAAAGAAAAGCCGAATCTTTCCTATCAGATCAAGGTTTACGCGATGGATGAGCGCGGGATCAAGTCACTACTGAAGTTATTGTCGAAGGCGTATTCGGCTGAATATTTCTACTATCACGCCAGATGCGGACTTGACGACGTAATGGCGTTGGAGGGCATCGCGGTATCCACCGGCGACTTCTATAACGTATTCATTCATCCGAACCATGATGCAATCGTCGCAACGCTTCATGCCAAATTTGCGACATTCGTTGAGCTTGTCCCTATCGATACGCCGCTGTTCGACACGCTGAACGGCAAGGCGCTAGAGACAATCGCTAAAGGAAACTATCCAGCGCTGGTCACTTACCCGACGCTCTATAAAGACATCGGCGACGGCCCAACGCTGGACGTTCTCGGGTGCATCACGACGAACACTCAGATGGATGTGTCGTATCGACCCAAGCAATTCGTGCAGGACTTTGCGTTCTTGGAGCCAAATATTCTTCTTGATCATGTCAAGAAGGCATCAAAGCGCGTTCATCAGTGGGGTTGTTTGCCAGTTACGTCAAACAGACCGGCGGTATGGGCCAACGGTCTGAAGAATATCGAAACGCTTGCCACTATTTGTACTTACGAATTCAAGAAGCAAGACGTTTGCCTGCCGAAGATGGCGGACAACGAGTTTGTAACGCTTGGCAAGAAGTGCATTGAAGGTTGGCTCAAGCGGTTCTCGTCGTCTGTGATGGGTCATAAACCTTCGCCTCACGAACTTCAAACGCTATACAAGCCGCGTCTTGAGTTTGAGCTTGGCGTTCTGAAGAAGATGGGATTCTCTGGCTACTTTTTGCTAGTCGAGGATCTTGTGATGTGGTCGAAGAGTAACGAAATCATCGTCGGCCCCGGTCGCGGTTCCGTCGGCGGTAGTTTGGTTGCTTATTTATTAGGCATAACCGACGTTGATCCGATCCGCTTCAAGCTACTTTTCGAGCGCTTCATCAATCCAGATCGACTTGACTTGCCCGACGCCGACTTGGACTTCATGTCTTCGAAGCGGCATCTGGTCATCGAATATCTGACCAACAAATACGGCAAGGAGTACGTCGCGGGCATTTCAAACTACTCCACGATGGCGTCGGCTTCTGCCCTGCGTGACGCTGGACGAATGTACGGACTGAGTGGTTTGGACTTGATGGCGACGAAGCTAGTGCCAAAAGAACACGGTCAATCATTCACGCTGACCGAGTCGGCAAAAGCGGTATCTGAAATCGAGCAGTTCAAAAACGATCACCCTGAAGTTTGGATACACGCGCTGAAGCTGGAAGGGGCTATGCGCTCTTTCGGTCAACACGCTGCCGGCTTGATTGTTGCGGGTGAGCCGCTAGTGGAGCGTGCAGTGGTTGAGACGCGCGGCGAATCGCCGGTTGTAAATTGGGACAAGCGCGTCGTGGAAGATTGGGGTCTGATCAAGATGGACTTGCTGGGCCTGTCGACGCTGGACGTTCTCGAAATCGCCAAGCGATACATCAAAGAGCGGCATGGCGTGACGGTCGATTATCTGAAGTTGCCCATTGAAGAGGCTGATGTGATGGCTGCTTTCGGTAGAGGCGACACGACGGGCGTTTTTCAGTTCGAATCGGGCGGCATGAAGGGTTTGCTACGCAACCTGGCGAAAGAATCGCCATTGACGTTCGAAGACATTACCGCCGCGACCGCGCTGTATCGTCCTGGTCCGATGGACTCGGGCCTGATGACTGACTTTATCGCGATCAAGCAAGGGTTGAAGTCCGTCTATTACGACCATCCCAACATGGAGAACGCGCTGAAGGATACCTACGGCGTCATCGTCTATCAGGAACAGGTCATGCAGGTTGCCGTCGATCTGGCGGGCTTCACGCGGGCTGAAGCTGACCATCTTCGGAAGGCGATGGGCAAGAAGGATAAAGACAAGATGGCCGAAATGCGTCAGAAGTGGGTTGACGGATGCGGTTCAAAGTCGGGCATGAATGAAGAGCGGGCTGGACTGCTATTCGACAAGATTGAAGCGTTCGCGGGATACGGATTCAACCGCAGCCACGCCGTCGAATATTCGATTATTTCTGTTTGGACAATGTGGGTCAGATGTCGCTATCCCGCCGAGTATTTCGCGGCGTGCATGAGCATCGTCAAAGAAGACAAGCTGCCGGGTCTGGTAATGGATGCTCGCGAGTACGGTATCGAGGTCATGCCGCCCGACATCAACGTGTCCTGTGACCGGTTCACGATTCCAGACGACAAGCACATTCTGGCGCCGTTCTCTTCGGTAATGGGTATCTCAGAATCGACAGCAAGGCGCATTGTCGAGCTTCGCGAGAAGAACCGAGACTGGAAGGTCATCAAGACCAAGAACAAGCGGGACGGCACCACAGAAGACATTTGGGGGCTAGATGAAGAGTCGCCAGTCAAGGGTCGCTTCGATTCGTTTGATGAGTTCACGCGGGTCGCCGCAGAACCGAAGTCCAAGGTCAATTCGCGAGTGGTGGACAACCTGAATTTGGTGGGCGCTTTCGCGAACATCGAACCCGGCTCCAAACCGGCGCGTCACCTTGACCGTCGCAAAGTCCAAACTCAATTGATGCCGGGATTGATCATCGATTCGGTGAAGGCAGATAGAACGACGGACGTAGCGGACAAGTTTCTTCGAACCAAGATCATCGCTTTGGCGCAAGAGTACAAGAAGTGTGATGGCTGCGATTTGAGCGGTCAGCCACATCCAACCATTCGCTGCAAATCGACAGTCAAGTTCATGGTTGTCTCGGATTGTCCAAATTGGCAAGAAGAGAAAGCCGACAAGCTGCTTGAGGGTGACTCGGCTGACTATGTGAAGGCGGCAATCAAAGACGCTGGACTCAGCATCTCCGATGGCTACTTCACGACGCTGGTCAAGGCGAAGAAAAGCGACAAGTTCTTGAGCAATGCGCAGCTTAACGGTTGCCGACATTTTCTTGAGCGTGAAATCGAACTGATCAAGCCGGCGGTAATCGTTGCACTTGGGTCTGCCGCGATCAAACACTTCTTGCCCGGCACGAAGGGAAGCACGGCGGATTTGGTTGGAAAGGTTGTTTACGATCCGAACCTTGACGCCTCGATTGTCTGCGGCATCAATGCGCAGCAATGCTTTTTTGATCCAAACAAAGCAGACATTTTGGGTGGTGTTTTTGAGCGGGTTTCAGAAATTATTAACTGAAGACAATCCAAAAATGTAAGTCAATAATGACTATAGTTTCAACGCAGCAAGCATTTATTAACAAGGAGATTCAAATGAGCGATCCAAGTACAACCGACGACGAACTTGAGGCACTGATGGCCGAACTCGAATCGCAAAACGCCGCGATTGTGGAGTCTGCGAAAGTCGCCGAACCCAAACCGGAACCCAAGCCGGAACCCAAACCCAAACCGGAACCCAAACCGGAACCAGTCGTGACAGTCGAAAAAGAGGCGCCGGTTGAAGTGACGGAGCGGCGCATTGTCGCAAATGAAGAGGGCGATGTTATTCAGAAGCCGACATTCGAAAAGTCTATCGCTGTTCAAACGACAAGTCCCGCTGGATTGAAGCATTACGTGGATGTTGACGAGTTCCGCAAGGACACTCGCGTCAGCGAAACGAACCTGGACTCTTGCATGATGGAACAGAACGGTCTGCGCGCTTACTACGGTACGCAAGCGGCCCAAGCTGAAGCGCAGGCTGCTCGCGTCAAGGCCAAGTTCGACGTGGTTGAGGCGACGATGTACGACGAGGTTCGCAAGGGTTTTGTCGCCGCCGGCGAGAAGACGACCGAGAAGATGATCGAAAACGCCGTCAAGATTGATCCGCGCTGGCTGAAGGCGAAAAACATGGTCATCGAGTCCGAGTCCATCGCCGCCATCAACAAGGCGCTGGTTCAATCGTTGTCCGACCGCAAAGACATGATCGTGCAGTTGGGCGCCGACAGACGTGAAGAGTTCAAAGGAACGACACGAATTCTCGCGGAGCGAAATGAGCGTGAAGACCTTCGTCAACGAGCTTTGGAGTCAAGTCGTCGTGTTGCATGAAGTTTGGAAGCGCGTTGTTGGGTACGAAGGTCTGTATGAGGTTTCTAATTTGGGTCGCGTGAAGCGTCTGCCTCGCGTTGTTGTGCGTGAGCAATATGGACGTACAACTTACCAGCACCTAAATGAAAAGCTTCTTACTCCAGTCTTGAGTGTGCCGTTGCCGTCCAATCAGGGGCGTTGTCGCGTTACGTTGTCGAAAGACGGCGCGGTAAAGCTTTGTTTGGTTCATGTGATGGTGCTTGAGGCGTTTGTCTGTGTGCGACCTTGCGTCGAATCGCAAGGCTGTCATAACGACAATGATCCTTTCAATAATGCGCTTTCCAATCTTCGGTGGGATACGAGACTCGGTAATGAGAAGGATAAAATTGCACACGGCACGCTTGCAAGAGGCGAGAGAAATGGTCACGCTAAACTAAGCGAAGATGATGTTACGGCAATAAGATTGAGACTGGCTGATGGCGAAACTCAGTTGGCTATAGCAAAAGACTACGGCGTGTCGAGATCATCGATCTTGCACATTCACGTAGGTTCAACGTGGCGACACATTGCCGCATAAATAGCTTCACAAGTGATTGATAAATAAGTCACTTGTGACTATAATACAAGGGCTGAAACGAGACGGTGAAAGCGAATGTAGTTCGAAGCCACTGTCTCTAAAAGGCACTACTTAACTTTGAAAAGGAAACACACAAATGGACGCAACCAAACTGATGGCAATGATGAAGGCCAAGAAGGCTTCTCTGAAACAAAAAGCAAAGACAATCAAGCCGATTCCTGGCGAAAGTCGCTACGTGTTGTTGCCGGGCTGGCGCAAGAACGATGAAGAGACTTACTGGCATGAATTCGGTCAGCATTACGTCAAGAATGCCGCCGGCGAAATTCAAGCCGTCTACCCTTGCCTCGACAAGACCTACGGCAATCCTTGCCCGATCTGCGACGGTCTCAGCGCTGCGATTCGCTCCACCACCGACGACGCCACCATCGATCTGCTGAAGGAAGCCGCTTCCGGCCAGTCGTACCTGCTGAACGTCTTGGTTTTGGGTACTGCCGATGAAGTGACGCCGCAAATTCTCGAAGTTCGCAAGACAGTCTTCAGCCAGATCGTTGACATCATTGACGAATGGGGCATGGCGATTTTCGATCCCGAAGCGCCGCAGGTTATCGTCATCAATCGCGTTGGCAAGGGTCTGAGCACCAAGTACACGGTGCAGATTTCGCCCAAGAAGCACGCTCTGCCGAAGGATGTGCTGTCGAAGCTGAACGATCTGGACGACTACGTTCGTCAAGAAAGTGAAGAGCAACAGCGCCGCGCCCTGAATGCCATCAACAACGTTGCTGGTCTGCTGCCGAGTCGTGACACTCCCGCAACTTCTTCCAAGCCCGCTTACACGGCGGAAGAGATTGCTGAAGATGCCGCGATGGGTCTTGGTGCTGGCACCGTCAGCGCAAGCAAGGGTCGCCCGGACATTGCGTTGGGTGACGAGCTGGACGATTTGCTCGACGAAATGGCCGCGTAAGCGTTAGCGATGCCACAGAAGCCCCTTTTCGGAGGGGCTTCATTTCTTCTGGAGTACAAATGTCCAAAACAATGATTATCGACAGTAACTCTGTCGGTTATGCGGCGCACCATTCAACCAAGCTGACTTCTGGCGGTATGCAAACGCAAGCAGTCTTCGGCTTTCTGAGAACGATTCGCGACATCCACGTTGAAAACGCCGGCGCCAAAGTCATGTGCCTGTGGGATGGTCGCGCACAGTGGCGGTTCGACCTGAACCCTGAATACAAATCCAAGCGTACTGAAGACCCCAAGAAGGTCGTCGTCAAGGACGCTTACGAAGAGCAGCGTCCCTATATCGGCGTCGCACTGAACGCGCTTGGCGTGCGTCAGCTTACGGTTGCTGACCGCGAAGCAGATGACATGGCAGGCTACCTCGTCAGGGTGCTTACAGTCGATCCGACACATGAAGTTGACCTGATTACCGGTGATCAAGACTGGATTCAGCTTGTGCGCCCTAACGTGACCTGGCGTGACCATCGCGACGATTCGCGTGTCGTTACGCTAGACACCCTGATGGACAAGACCGGTTACGCCACACCTTTAGCCTTTCTGGAAGGCAAGTGTCTGCATGGCGATACGTCTGACTGTATCAGTGGCGTTGGCGGTATCGGTAAAGACGGCGCACCCCCATTTTTGGCCGAGTTCGGCTCGGTGCGGGAATTCTGGCGCCGCTGTGACTCGGGCGAATTCGTTCCGAAAAAGAAAGCGCATATCCGCCTTTGTAGTGCTGAAGGTCGAATGCTCTTTGGAAGAAACCTGCGCTTGATGCAACTGCTGAAAGTGGCACCGCCCGCAAAGAACTTGACCGACGTTGATGTTGGCAAGTTCGACAAGGACAGATTCGCACAAGTCTGCGAAGAGTTGGCTTTCGTCAGCATTCTTCGCAATCTGGATCATTTCGTAAAACCATTTATCAAGGAGTAACACATGGGCGCAATTGAAAGTCTGGCCGACGCACTGATCAAAGGCATCGGCGAAAATCACAATGCACAAGCGGTCGAAAACTTCATCGACACCGGCTACCCGCCGCTGAACAAGATCATTTCTGGCCGCTATGACGGTGGCTTGCCGATGGGCCGTATGGTTGAAATGTTCGGTGAGTCCTCAACCGGCAAGACGGCGCTCGCTACCGAATGGATGGTGCAAGCTCAAAGAATGGGCGGCGTCGCTGGCTTCATCGATTGGGAACGTTCTTTCGATGTGCATCTGGCCGAAGGCTTTGGTCTCAATACCGATCGTCCGTATTGGATCTATGCGAAGCCGAAGACATGGGAAGAGGGCAACATGATCGCCGCCAAAGCGTGTCAGTTGATTCGCGAAGCAAAGGCCATCCCTACCGCTGCGCCGATTCTTTTCGTGTTCGACTCCATCGCGGCGGCATTACCGAAGTCGGTCTCTGAAAAAGCGCTGGACGAACTGTCAATGAACGACACGACGGCGTTGGCTCGCGTCACATCCACCACGCTGAAGTCGATGGCGCATTACTGCGAAGAATTCAACGCCACCTTTCTGTACTTGAACCAGATGCGTCTGAAGCCGGGTGTCGTTTATGGCGATCCGCGAACCACCCCAGGTGGCAAGGCGATGGAGTTCTACGCTTCTGCGCGTCTTGCTCTCGGTCGTCAAAAGCTGATGGATACCGTTGATGGTGACAAAGTCTTTGTCGGCCAGAACATCTCCATTCAAGCGGTGAAGTCGAAGTTCACCAAGCCGTTCGGCGAATGCTCTTTGCGCATGTCGTTTGACGAAATCGGCGTGGCTCGCTTTGACAAGATCGTGAGCTTGTTGGACTACTTGATTGACAAGAAGTTGATTGCCTATAGCAAACCTCGCGTTACCTGGACTGACGGCAAGCAGTATTACACCAAAGCGCTTGCGGCCAAACTGACCGAAGAAAACGCATACGCTCAACTCTTGGCGCTTTTGCCGAAGTGACGTAAGTCAGTTGCCTCTACACTTGATTTGTTTTTAACGTGTAGGGGTAATGAAATGAAAGTCACCGTGATTGGTTTTATTCCGCCCATCGTTGGTACTGAGGCTGAATTCAATACGTTTCGATTGGGTGGTTTCTATGCGAGAAACCTTTCGCCAAATCAAGATGTCTTTCTCCTGAATGAGAAAGATAAAATTGTGTTTGGTCGGGCGGTTGTCGAATACGTTGAAAGTGGTCAGTTAGGCGAGCTGTGTTTGATCCACGCGCACCGAAACCATACCGAATTGAATAACGATCCGACTGATGCGCCGGCGAGATTGTTCGCGTTGCTGCAAAAGATATACGGGCCGCACATTTGTCACGCAGGAAAAAAATGCACAGTAATTCATCTTAGAAGGATTGAGTGATGAGAATTGAAGTTTGGAAAGAGATTGTTGGCTTCGGTGGGGGTTACGAGGTTTCCAATCTCGGCAATGTCAGAAGTTGGCTTTCGCCGTCTGGTCGCGGCGTCAGACGAAAAGTGCCGCTTTTGCTTAAATTTCGCGAGATGCTTGGAGGCTACGTCGGAGTCACGCTACGCGGCAAGACGCACTTGGTACACGCTCTGGTTCTGGAGGCGTTCGTCGGCGCAAGGCCAGGACATTCGCGCAAAATTCACGCCTGTCATAACGACGGAAACCCTAAGAATAACTATTCTGAAAATCTTAGGTGGGCAACGGTCAGCGAAAATCACGCAGATAAATTGCTACACGGCACAGACTTTCGCGGAGAGAGAAATCCAGCCGTTCGATTGAGTCAGTCACAAGTGAATGAAATAAAAGAGTGCCTGAAGGTTGCAAAATGGGGTGACGTATCACGACTAGCGGCAGAATATGGCGTAGATCAAACGACGATTTCCGACATTAAAACTGGCAGGTCTTGGGGAGAAGCAACATGAGCATCAAACTGAATGACTTTATGCCCTTTGGCAAATACAAAGGGCAAAGCGTCGAATACATTCTTGCTTCCGATCCCGGCTATCTGTGCTGGCTTCGCGAAGACAAGAAAAAGTCGGACACGATTGCTGGCACTAGACTATTCAGCGTGGCGACAAATGCAACGATCGATGCTGCAATTCTTGCTTCTCCCAATTTGAGCAGAAAATACAAAGCTTGGAATCTAACGCAAGCAGATGTGCCTAAAGCGATCAGCCGCCAAGTCAAAATAATCGAGGATCTTGTCGCAGCAAACGCCGGCAGGGAGATTTCTTACGCCGATAGTTGGGGTTCGTTTTGATAATTCGAACGCCGCTTTCCGTAAATCGTAAAAAGAAAGGCATGTTTTACGACGTCGACGGCAAATGTCTGTTTCTGTCCTGGCAGTTCGGCGAGCGGGCAAAGGGGCTTGATTTCAAGAAGAACGCCTGGTGCATCGATATGTCCGACATTCGCGCCGCGAAACTCAAAGAGTGTGTCGCCATCGGTGTTGCTCATAAAATAGGCAAATCCGTCTTCTATTACCTGACGAATATCGAAGACATCGAAGGCGTTCAGTCGTTTGCTGGCTACAGCCGCGACCATTCCTACCAGCGGTGTCTTCCGCGCGATGCGTTCCCGGTGAACACAACCCGCAGCGCAGGCAATATCGAAAAAGCCATACGAATCAGATAGTCATTCCTGACTTACGTCTGTATAGTCTGTTCATCAAGAGGGCAAAGCGTTTTGCCCTAAAAAGTAAGTCACCACTTAGGAGTCATTATGGAAAATCAAGATGTTATGGTTGTGGATCACAGTGATAACGTGACGGCTGGGGATATTTTTAAGTCGAAGCAGTACGGCGATAAGTTATTCATTGCCGAAAAGGTCGTGAAAGACGGTCAGGATGGTCAGAAAGTATGCGACGGCTGCTGGTTCATGAAAGGACTGAGAGACTGCATGGCCGCGCCGGAATGCGCCATGCCCGACTTAATTTTCAAGCGCGTGAAAAAGAAAGAAATTCACGTCTGTAACACTTGTGGATCGCCGCGTGTCTTTGTTGATGCTTATGCCTCGCTAAATACCGATGAAGTGCGGACTTACGGCGATCATTACTGTGATGATTGCGCTGGCGGTTGTAGCGTCACGGAAGTCCAAGTCAAGATTAAATTCGACTTGGCGACCGACTACTACAAGTGGCTAAAGTTATGAGTTCAGTCTACGGACTTATGGCTGACCTTCACGCGCACAACTGGAGCGCGTTTTCGAAGGTTGATGAAAAGGGCGTGAATTCCCGCCTCGCTGCCCTTCTTTCGGAGCTGTCTCGCTGCGCTGAAGAAACAAAGAAAGCGGGCGGCGACATGATGATCATTGCGGGCGACATCTTCCACGTTCGCGGCTCGATAGCGCCGTCCGTGCTGAACCCGGTAATGGATGCTTTGCGCGCAATCAGACAAAAGGGTCTCGGCAATATCGTCATTTTGGCGGGCAACCATGACCTTGAAGGCAAAGAGTCGGATCGCGTATCGAGCGCAATCACGGCGCTTGAAGGTGCTGGCTGCAAGGTCGTGAACTCGACACACACCGGTCTTGAGGCTTTGGAGCGGGTTGTTTTGATCCCCTGGATTCCAAAAATCGAAGACCTGAAGGCTGCAATCACGGCCGCCGCCCTTGCTGATACAAATCCAAGAGAAGTTGATCTGATCATTCATGCGCCGGTCGATGGCGTGATCGAAGGTCTACCTGATCATGGGTTGTCGCCTGAGTGGCTGGCCCAAACGGGTTTTAGACGTGTGTTTTCGGGCCACTACCATCATCACAAGCTTCTCTACGATGGTGAGACTGGCACTTACGGCACCGATGTCTATTCAATTGGCGCCGTTGCGCACCACACTTGGAGCGACGTAAACAGCAAAGCGGGTTTTTTGATCGTTTCGGACGCCGGCGTGAAGTGGTTCAAAAGCCACACGCCAGAGTTTATTGAAATTAGCGGCGAAACAGATCCATCTGAAATTCCGCTGATCGTTGACGGTAACTTCGTTCGCGCAAAAATCAGTTCATCCAAGCAAAGCGAAGTTGAAGAGCTTCGATCCTACTTGATGGATTCCGGTGCGGCCGGCGTCGTTCTGATTTCTCAAAAAGAATCGTCCGTCACAGCACGAACTGGCTCCACCGTGAAGTCTGGCACTTCCGTTGAAATGAGCGTCGGTGAATTTATCAAAGCACAAAGCTACGCCAACCCAGAAGAGTTGGCGCGTCTTTGTGCGGGCATCTTGAGCGATGCAAGGAGTGTTGAAGTATGACCATAGAGATGAAAACAAGGACGGCTGACGTCACGAATAGCGGCCATCGCACGTCGTTTCGATTTGATGTCGAAACGTGGGATGCGCTTGATGACATCGCCATTAGCGTTGGAATGAGTTGGGATGAGTGGGCGACCGAAGCGATTGAAGCAAACCCAACAGCGACAAAGGCGGCGGCTGTGCGTTATGCGCTTCAAAGCGCGCTTCGGAATGAAGTGAGCGATGCGGTAGATGGCCCTGCGTCCGCTCCAGAGGGATTAGTGCTCGGCCGTAAAGCGGCGGCGGAATTGTTAGCGCAGCAATTTGAGGGCAGAAGTGTCAAACAATGGACATTGTATCTTTTTAACAATGCGAACAAGTCGCGTAGTGTCGGCTACCGCATTCCGGTCGAGTATGCCGTGCGCTCACCCTTTTACAGATTGGCCGAACTAGAAAAGTTTGTCGAGTTCGAGCGTCAGCGACGGGCAGGCAAAATAAATCTGACCGGGCAAGCCGCCGAAATCTTTAAGGCGTGTGTAATAAACGCCGGGAAAACGAGCAAGGGGCGGCTCTGGAAGAGCGGGAGTGTCGAATACAAAGATGGCGTCATTCAATTAGTTACGAATGATCCGTTTATGGTTTTTGCCCTGACGCCCGAAGAGGCGATTGAATTTGGACAACAACTGATAAGGACGGTCGAAGAGGCGATTGAATTTGGACAACAACTGATAAGGACGGTCGAAGTATGAAAATTACAGAACTGAAAATTGCCAACTTTCTGACCATCGGTAACGCCGAGCTGGAGCTTGATGATCGTGGCTTGTTGCTGATTCAAGGCGACAACGAAGACGACACATCCGCTTCGTCGAATGGCGCCGGCAAGTCTTCGCTGGTCGATGCGATTTGTTGGTCGATTTACGGCACGACCGCCAGGGGCGTCACCGGTGACGCGGTCATCAACCGGGTGGCGAAGAAAAACTGTTCCGTCGTTGTGCGAATGGAAGACGGTGGCGACAAGTACAGCATTCATCGCTTTCGTAAAGACTCGCTGGAAAAGAATCAAGTGCTGGTCTACCAGACGGACGCCGCCGGCGTATCTGTCGACCTGTCCAAAGGTACAGACAAAGAAACGCAGGAAGTGATCAACCGTATCATGGGATGCAGCCTTGAAGTTTTCATGGCGGCGGTTTACGCGGGTCAAGAAAGAATGCCCGATCTGCCAGGCATGACGGACAAGATGTTGAAGGTGCTGATTGAAGAGGCTGCGGGGGTCGAAATCCTCACCGAAGCCTACTCGGTAGCCCGTAGTCGCCTAATCGGGTCAAAGGCTCTTCTTGACACTCAGAACGGCCTGCATTCGGCTGCGCTCGAACGTCAAGTTCGTCTCGATATGGAGCTGCTGGATCAGAAGCGACAATCGCAAGAGTTCGAAGATGGTCGGCGGGATCGGGCAAAAGCAGAGTTGTCCAAAGCGATCCCGCTCGGCGCCGAAGTTTCTGAACTGAAGACGAAGATTATTGGCTTGAACGAGCCTATGGTCAAAAAAGAACTTGAAGAAATTCAAGCGCAGATGGCGAGCTTCAATGCTGATCAAGCGCACTACGACGGACTCGCAAAGCTCGCCACCGATCTTGAGCGTGATACGGGTCGCCTGAAGACTGAGTTCAACATGATTGCGGGCCATTTGAAGACTGCGGAAGCCGCACTGTCGGACATTGACAGTCAAGTTGGAAAACCTTGTGGCGAGTGTGGCAAGGTTTACTGCGAACACGACCTTGAAGCGGCGAAGAAAGTTCGCTTGGATGGCATTGCTGAGTACAAGCGGGTTTTGAAGAGCAAAGCAACAGCGTTCAAAGTGGTTCAGGAATCGGTTGAGACTGCGATACGCGTCGCCGCGACTTACAAAGCGACACTGCCCGACGTTTCAAGCGTGGCCGCAAGACAGAGCGCCCTGACCATCGTCGTGTCAGGCATCGTCGGCATGAGAAGCGACATCGAGCTGGCTGAAAAAGAAATCAAGCAACTCAAGATCAACGCCAATACCAGACTGACCGAAGCGAACCCCTGGACGAAAGCGATAGAGGTCAAAGCTGAAGAGGCTGTCAACAACGCTGCGGACATAGTCAGACTCGCGGGAAGTGTTGCGAGTCTTGAGGGCCAAACGAATTTGCTCAGTGATGCGGCGAAGGTCTTTGGCCCCGCCGGCGTTCGAGCACACATTCTTGACACCGTCACGCCATACCTGAACGAACGGACGCAAGAATACTTAGGCGCTCTTTCGGACGGCAACATTCACGCCACCTGGGCGACGCTCTCCAAGACCGCTAAAGGCGAGTTGCGGGAAAAGTTCAACATCGAAGTCACCAACGACAAGGGCGCCGAAAGCTTCGCCGGCATGTCGGGCGGTGAAAAGCGGAAGGTTCGCTTAGCTACCGCGATGGCGTTGCAAGACATGGTCGCCAGCAGGGCGTCGAAGCCAATAAATATCTTCATCGCGGACGAGGTCGACCATGCGCTTGATGAGTTTGGCCTTGAGCGCTTGATGGGCATTTTGGAGCGCAAAGCGAGGGATCGCGGCAGCGTGTTGGTGATAAGTCATAACAGCCTCAGTGATTGGATAGACAACGTGATTACCGTCAAAAAGAACGGTGGTCTGGCATCAGTCTCGGGAGCGACAAGTCATGGCTTCTAGTCGTTCGGGTAGCGGTAATTTCCCAAGCTTTCGCGATTTAATGAATACGCCGGGTCTGAATACGAGCGATCCTTCAACCTGGCCCAAGAAGCTAACCTCTATTATTCCTGCTGTAGATTTGGAGCACCTGAAAGCGTTCAATATGGCGACGGAACCGGTTGAGGAAGTGGACGCGTCTCTGGAGCATTTGCAGGATGAAATAAACGAAAAAATCGCAGAGCATCCAAGTCCAAATCTAATGCTGACCGGCCCTGGCGCTTTGACTGTCATTTCGGGTTCGTCAAAATATTCAAAAGCAAACCACATGGGCGGCGAGGAATTTAGAGTCTCGCACTGCTATGTTGGCAAAAGAAACAAGTTGATTTACGTCTTCACGCCGCGAGCGGTTACTTCCTACAAGAGCATGGAAATGCTTGAGATGGAAGCGAAGCAAAAGCTGGACGGCTTTACGAAGTATTTAGCCGTCATTGAGGATGGAAATTTTCAGAGAAAGAGGAATGAATTACTGAAAAATGAATCTGTGAAAAAGGTGGAAAAGGAAGTGGCAAACATGACGGAAAAGTACGAAAGTCTTGGATTTGGGAGTTGGTAATGAAAATACGCGTAGTGGGTTTTGATCCATCAACATCGAATTGGGGAATATGTCATGCGGTTGTTGACGCGGACACAATGGACTTTACGGTTGATGATTTCAATCTGATTCAAACGGAATCGGAGGTTAAGAAGGGCGTCCGCAAGGACTCGGATGACATTCGTCGCGCTCAAGAAGTCAGAGGCGGAATGCTGCTTGCCTGCACCGGCAAGTCGATTGCCATTTCTGAAATCCCCTTCATGAACCCCGGCGGCTATGCTTCCGCGAATTTCAATTCGGGACTGGTTACGGGCGTTTTGGCGAGTTGTCCAATTCCGCTGATTCAGGTCTTTCCGTCTGAAGTTAAATTTCAAGCAACCGGTATCAAGTCGGCCACCAAAGGCGAAATGATCGAGTGGGCCATGAACAAGTTTCCCGAAGCACCGTGGATCATGAGAAAGCTTCGCGGGAAACTGGTGCCGACCGCCGCTAATGAGCATCTTGCCGACGCGGTAGCAGCCATTCATGCCGGCATCAAATCCGACCAATTCAAATCGATGTTGGCAATGGGTCGGGCGATTAGCTCAGTCTGATAAGGTAAGTCAGCGATGACTATAATTTATGAGTCACCGCAGGAGTAAAAATGCTGAAAAGAAGAATTGGATCGGAAGTGTTTCAGATTTATCGTAGGGTTAATCGTAGGGATATGGTTAGTTTTAAGTCTTTAGATCCAAATGACATATTCAGGAGTGTTGCTCAAGAGTTGACCGCGTCGGTCGATAAAGCCTGCGTCGAATGCTGTAATTTTGTAATTGAGAAGCGCCAAGAGCCGGATTATTCAATGGATGCAGAAATATTCGGACTGCGCGCCAAATGCAAAGCCTACGAGAAAAAGTCAGGCGCCAAATTCAAAGACATTTGTCCTGATTTGGTTTCTGACGACAGAATCAGAGGCAAAAGTCTCAACTGGATGATCGTTGATGAGCTTGGCGACCATACGTGGTCAGATCGGCATAATCAGCCTGATCACTTTGCTGACATCGTCGCTTACGGTCTGCAAACGAAGCGTCCAGCCGAAAAGTCAAGAGACACCCCCAAAACTGATTCAATAGAGGCGTGGTAGCCTTATATTGCAAATAAGTCACCGGTGATGTAATGTCACTGTCCCATTTGTTCCACAAAACCACAAGGAGTTCCAAAATGACGCCTGCGCGTTCCTACGCAAAAGGTATCGGTTTCGCTGTCGCTGATCGCACCATCAACCGCAAAATCGTCCGTGCCGTACCTGAATACAAAAAAACAATCGAACTGCCGAGACGCGACGATATGTCTCTGGATCATGAAGTGGACGTTTGGTGTAAATCCAATGGTCTTGTGATCGAAGGCTATACCGTCGGCTTCGGCGATGACCTGATCGTTCAGTGTGAACTGAGCGTCGTTGGCGAAACCCATACTGAAATTTGGGAAGATGTGGCAGAGCGTGTCGCTGCCGGTAACGCTTCGCTTGACCCGCGTGGACCTGAGTTTGTCGCACAAGAGTACAAGGCGATGAAGCATCACTTGCGTCAAGCCTCGACGCTGATGAGTGGTCGTCATCTTCAGCATGGCGATGAAACGCAGAGCACCCGAAACATGGAAGTTTTTACCAACTGTTCAACCAGTGCCGTCAGCTTCTTGACGTTCTATCTGCTGCTGAACGGCTCCGGTGTCGGTCGCGCCTACGATGACTCGATGATGGTTGTTGACTACAGCAACCTGCCTATCGTTGTGCCCGTTATCGATATGTCCCACAAGGACTCTCAAAGTGGCGAAATCAAAGCGCTGGATCTTCGCAACGCGAAACATCTGTACGCCGGCAGAGACATTATCGACTTCCGCGTTCCTGATAGTCGCGAAGGTTGGGCAAAAGCCATTGAAGTGATCGAAATGCTGGCGTTCAAGGGCGATTACCGCGAAAGCGTTTTGTTGGTGGACTTCTCCGATGTTCGCCCGCGTGGTTCGCCGATCAAGGGTATGCAGAACCGTCCCGCCTCTGGCCCTGGCGCCATCATGGATGCGATTGCGAATGTCGCTAAGTTGCGCGACTCTGGCATGGCTACCTGGCGTGCCGCGATGTACGCCGATCATTACCTTGCTGAATGCGTTTTAGTTGGCGGTGCGCGTCGTGCTGCTCGCATGGCGACGAAGTTTTGGAAAGACGAGACCGTTCTGGACTTCATTCAAGTCAAGCGTGGCGGGTTCTTGTGGTCGTCTAACAACAGCGTCACTGTGGATGCTGAGTTCTGGCGTCACGTTGAGAATGAAACCAACGGCGTGCATAGTCATGATCCTGCTCAAGATGAAGAGCAAAGACACGCTTTCGCTGTTTTCAATGCCATTTGTGAGGCTGCGTACTACGACCAGACTGGTGAGCCTGGCCTAATCAACGTCGATAAGCTGACGTGGAACGACGAAGGTCTGGAGTCTCTTGCTGACGGTGACTTCGCCAAATCTGATCGTTACAGTCTTGAGCCGGAAACGCTGGAGCTGACCAAAGCGCTGTTTCAAGCTTGGCGCAAGTGCGCTTACAAGGTCATCACCAATCCGTGTGGCGAAATTGTTCTTGGTTCTTTGGGTGGGTATTGCGTGCTTGGAACCGTAGTGCCGTTTCATGCGGCGTTCAGACAAGTTAAGTCTGGCAAGACTTATCTGACTGTGGTTGCTGACGATGATGCCGAAGACGCCTTCCGTGTCGTTACTCGCGCTTTGATCCGCACCAATCTGATGAACTGTCTGTACGGCAAGGAGGTCGAGCGAACCAACCGGATTGGCGTCGGTATGACTGGATTGCATGAGTACGCCTGGACTCGATTTCATTATGGTTTTCGCGACATCATTGACGAAGAAAAATCCAAAGATTTTTGGCTGATGCTGGCCCGCTTCAAACGTGCGGTTCAGAGTGAGGCGAAAGAATATTCTGAAATTCTTGGCGTTGCTGTTCCGCATACCAACACCACGATGAAGCCTGACGGCACAGTCGCGAAGTTATTTGGACTGACTGAAGGCGCCCACTTGGCATCCATGCGCGAATACTTGCGTTGGGTTCAGTTCCGAAACGATGACCCGCTTATCGAAGAGTACCGGGCCAAGGGCTATCCGATTCGCAACCTGCGCACTTACTCTGGCACAACTATCGTTGGCTTCCCAACAAAGCCGCTGATTTGTGATTTGGGCATGGGCGACAAGTTGGTGACTGCCGCCGAAGCTACGCCTGAAGAGCAATATCAATACCTGCGACTGCTTGAGAAGTATTGGATCATCGGTGTTGAAGAAGATGGTGTGACCCCGCTTGAGGATCGCGGGAATCAGGTCTCTTACACGCTCAAGTACGATCCAAAGGTCGTCGGGTATGATGAATTCAAGCGCACCTTGCTTGAAGGCCAAGCGAAGATTCGTTGTTGCTCGGTGATGCCCCAAACGGACACTTCCGCTTACGAGTACATCCCGGAGCAGATGGTGACTAAACATGAGTTTGATGTTATTTCTGCCGCCATTTCCGAATCGGGTGACGCTAAGGAGGATATTGGAGCAGAACACGTAGATTGCGGAGGTGGAGCTTGTCCAATTTCATTTAATGAAAATAAATAAGTCAGCGATGACTTGACTTTGAGTGTCTACCTGAGTTATATTGGGTAGACACTTTTTATTGAGCGAATATGAAAATTATTGATCAAACCCTTAATTTGCCAGACGAAGATTGGCTACCTGTCGTTGGTTGGGCTTCGTACTACGAGGTTTCCAACCTGGGTCGCGTGAGACGCAAAGAAGGCAGCGCATGTCGCTACAAGACGGCAAAAGTCCTTCGCCAGAAGGAGATGAAGCACGAAACGATGAAGAGAGGCTATCTTCAAGTGACGCTAAAAAACAGCGTGCTTGGCGCCAAGACAATGTACGTTCATCGAATGGTTTGCCAGGCTTTTCATGGTTCGTCCCCCGATCCGCTGTATCAGTGCTGTCATGGCGATGGCGATTCACACAATAACAACAAGGATAACCTTCGTTGGGACACGCGAAGCGCCAATGAGAATGACCGTATTTTGCACGGCACCCACAATAGAGGTCAGCGTCATGGTTTGAGCAAACTGAAGGACGAACAGGTTATTGAAATCAAGCGCAGGCTGGTGAACGGTCAAAGCGCACGATCTTTGGCGAAGGAATACGAAGTGTCTCAGACGACGATAGGGGACATTAAGAAGGGCAGACGTTGGGTTTGGTGTGAGCTTCCAGTAGGCTCTACGTCTCCCGTTTCTTTCGGCGAAAACAACGCCTAACGACATAAGTCACAACTGACTATAATGTCTTCATGAAGGGTGAGAGAAATCCCACCCTTCGAAGGAAAGAAATGAACAGAAAGACGCTTTCTCCCTGTATTCAGATTTGCAGGTTGGCAAATAACGTTTGTATTGGCTGTGGAAGAACAGCAGATGAAATTAAAAGGTGGACCACGATGACTGAGAGTGAAAAAAAGAAATGCGCTGAGTCGGCTCAAGAGAGAGTTGGCGGCTTGGCATTCTTATGATTAGGTGGCCCGAATTCAGCTTGCCTCCGATCAATCTTTGGAACGTTCCGTTCCAGAGGTTCATTTCCACGAGGCTGTTTATTCTTTCGAATAACGATGCCACTCAGGCTCAAGCGGTAAAGCCTAATTCTCAAGCTGTTTTGAAGCGTTATTTGGAAAGCAGAATTGCCGGTTAAAATAAGTCATCAGTGATTGCACTCCCAATTATGACTGTGTAATATGTGTTCTGTGGTTGAAACAAGTGCGGGGTAGAGCAGACGGTAAGCTCGCCAGGTTCATTACCTGGAGGTCGCTGGTTCGATTCCAGCCCCCGCATCCAGTTCTTTAAATGATCAAATATGGGTGTGTTGATGACATTGATTGATTCTGTATCGGACGATCAGTTCGCGTTGTTTGTGAGTGAAGCGAACCGCATTTCCGATGTAACGAAAATGGTTGGGTATGCGCCGTCAAGAAAATCGGACTGCGTTGTGTCGGATAGAATAAAGAAAATGTCGCTAAGCACCAGACATTTCAAAAATTGGAATTCGATGGCAAGCGTTCCGACAGATGAGCTTCTTGTTGTTGGGTCAGCGAGAAATAATCAGACAATCAAGAAGCGTCTGATTAAGGAAAATGTGCTGCCGTATGTCTGTGTGATTTGTGGTAATGATGGAAAGTGGATGGGCGAAGAGCTAGTTCTTCATCTTGATCACAAGAATGGAAATAATGATGACAATCGTTTTTCTAATTTAAGGTTTTTGTGTCCAAATTGTCACGCGCAAACTGACACATACGGCGGTAGAAATAACAAGATTATAAATGGGTGTGCGGCTACGATGGTGGAGTAGCGACGGACTGTAAATCCGTTACACAGAAACACTGTTGGTTCGACTCCAACCACACCCACCAGAATTCGTCTGTGGTGAAATTGGTAAACACACCGGCTAATGGGGCCGGCGTCGAAAGACATGGGAGTTCGAGTCTCTCCGGGCGGACCAAAATTCAAAGTTGTTGGCAACTCTGGATTGTAGTGAGAAGGACGGTGACTCTCGCAAGAGAGGATCATCGAAAGTGCATGAATGGCGAATGTGCGACGAAACAGTGCCTTTGACCGGGCAAATGTCGAAGTAAACAGCGTTCCGAAAATACCCGCCCTAGTCAGGTGAGGACGATAGGTAACATGCACTTCCGATGGTCGAAGTTGACCATGAAAGATTGTCGTAATTCCTTCTAAGCGAAGGCATGTCGGACTCGGGGGCAGCACCCGACAGGTCCACCAAAGGGGCGTTTACTCTGTCAAATGCAGGGTGTTCAACGTTTCAGTCTTACTGAAGGGTTGGCAGGAGCGTCCCTCTGATGGGCCTGACGCAGTTTCGACGGCGTGAGATAGCAGATGAGGCGACACGTCAGGCGATCGACGTAAATGAAGCAATCGTTTAAATGCAAACGACGAGCAGTACACTGTTCTACAAGCCGCCTAAATAACGGCCAGAACCGAGAACTCCACCACAGCGTAAGCTGCTTGGGAACAGAAGGTGGAGACATACATAAAGGGCTAATTCTATGTTTTTGGATGCAATATGCACTTCTCGGTATTACAAATTAATCAACCACTATCGTACAAACGCGATTGGAGAGAAGCATCACATTATTCCGAAATCAATGGGTGGCTCAAATGACGCTACTAATTTAGTTGTCGTTCCGGAGAGGGTGCATTTCATTCTTCATTGGCTGCTTACGCGCATGACAACCGGCGATAACAAAGTAAAAATGCACCGCGCATTTTGGAGAATGATGAATCCTCAAAATGTTAAGCATAACAGGACTTATAGAGTCACTTCAAGGCAATACGAAAAGACAAGGGCTTACGTCAAAAGAATAATGATTGAGAATAACCCCATGTTTAGCGCAGAAACAAAAGCTAAAAAGACTGGCGTAAAGCGTCCAGAGCAAGCAGAAGTTGCTAGGCTGGTAAATGAAAAACGGTGGGCTGGAGAGCGGGAACCGAAAGCTTACGAACACCAGTGTAAAGAGTGTGGCTGTGACTTTAAAACGTCAACTCCGAGCAGTAAGTTTTGTACGATAAGTTGTTCTTCAACTTATTTCTCCAGAGTAAGTGAAAACTCTCTATCAAAGGGAAATCTAGGAAAGCCGTCATGGAATGCGGGGAAGAAATGCGGTCACTCTAGCGACAATGGTAAAAATGGAGCGCTGAAGTTATCTGAAAAAGTGACTGGACGTAAGATGGCGAAGAGGCCAGACGGGTCCAGATATTGGGTTTATCCAAACGACGAGCAGTACCTTGCCGTAGCCTAATTCGCTACGACTGAGTGGCCGACCAGCTTGGAAACAGAAATGGTCGGAACGAATTTTGTAGGTTGACGGCTGGCAAGGCTGTCTGGCTTTACCCGGTGAGATTTGCCAATCTCTAGGGCGTCAATGGCAACTACGAAGCGTCTTGCTCGGATGCAGCCCGAAAAGGCTTAGGCGTTAAACGTCAGAGCAACAATGCCAGCTTAGCTCAGTCGATAGAGCAATCGCCTTGTAAGCGATAGGTCATAGGTTTGAATCCTATAGCTGGCACCATTGGTGAGTCACTTGGTTCTGCAATCGGCGCCTACCGATGAAATAAACCTTTGAGAGCGAAAGGCGTAGCAGCAGGTGACTCACCAATGGGGTTGTCCCGTTAAATATTGGAGGTCAAATGAAAACAATCAATCTGCTTGACGACGGCGATGTAATGGACCCGGAAGCTTGGTGTCGTCCGCTTAAATTGGTTTCGATGTCGGGCGGAATGTCCGATTCTTACTCGTTCGCCAGTCAATACTCAGGACGGCCTGAAAACAACGTGAAATGGTGCAAGGTCAAATATTGCATTGGCAGCGTGTGGTTCGGTCGTCCAATATCTGATTTCCACGATGCGATGCGTAGAATGGTTAGTTATGAATTCGTCTCTGGTGACATTCCGCACGATCATCAACTGGGTATGAATAATTACCCGAAGCAAGTTTTCTGAAATAACCGCCGTTAGCTCAGTGGATTAGAGCAGGGAGCTTCTACCTCTCAGGTCGGCAGTTCGAATCTGTCACGGCGGACCAAAATACTTTACATTTGCCTCTGATAACATAAGTCATCAGTGACTATAATTCAGGTCAGTTTACGATTAACCACAGAAGGAGAGTTTATGAAATCGATTGTCTTATTGGCGTTTCTCAATGTTGGCGGTGTTGATTATCCGCAACAAACTCAGTTTTTTGACACGCCAGCCCAATGTGAAGCGAAAGCTGGAATCTTCAAAAGGCGCGTTGAAAGCTTGAGTTCGCCGGCGCTGACGCTGAAAGCAAAGGCGAAGTGCCACGTCGTTACTGCGGAAGTCCAGGAGGGCGAGTAATGCCTTTACTGTTTGACTACAAGTGTCCTGATTGCGGGCATTGGAAAGAAGAGTTGGTTGCCGTGTCTGACGCAATTATCGACTGCCCTCAGTGCGGTGGCTTGATGCAAAAACAACTGTCCGCGCCCGCTGAGTTCATCGGTAAGGGTCAGGGCTTTAACAAATCCGCGAATAACTATCGCAACAACCGTTACTAGGACAAACATGATCGAAGCAAAAGTTGCGTTTGTCATCTGCTTGTGATATGATCAGTCATCACTGACTGGATATATTATGACTAGAAAGAAAATAGCCGAGTATGTTTATACTGGAAAGCCCTGCAAAAATGGGCATATTGGACCAAGGTATAAAAACGGCAATTGCGTTGAGTGCCTTCTGAATAGAGAGCGGGAAAAGCAACTTGATCCTCTCTTTGCGGAGAAAAAGAGAGACAGGGAGGCGTCTCGGTATAACGCCGATATTGAGAAATCAAGAGAAACGCAGAGAAAGCGAAGGTATTTGCAAAAGGATGAAATCAACGAACGCTTGAAGAAAAAGTACGCTACGAATGAGGCGTATAGAGAGGAACGAATAGAGCAGGTCAAAAAGTATAGGTTGCTTAATCCCGAAGCGGTTCGCCTATCTTTGAGAGGCTACCACGAAAAAAATCGCGAAGATAGAAATCAGAAGTCGAGAAGTTATAGGCTGCGCAATATTGACAAAGTGTTAAAAGATGGAAGAATTTTTTCAAGAAATCATTACTTAATAAATAAGGAGTATTACTGGCTAAAGAAACAAAAGAGAAGGGCCGTGTGTTTGCGCGCCTCTCCGGCTTGGGCTGACGTTGAGGTTATGACTCAAGTGAAGAAGGATGCGAAAACAGCAACAAATGCACTCGGCATTCAGTTTAGTGTCGATCACATGGTTCCACTTAGAGGCGTTGATTCGCAAGGGCAGCATATAGTTTGCGGTCTAAATTGGGAGGGAAACATGCAAGTAATACCGCTTTCCTCCAATAAATCTAAGGGGAATCGTCATTGGGAAAACATGCCGTAAAGGGGATTAAATGATTGAAGTTAAAGTGATTAAAGACAGCGTTTCCGAAGCTGGAGTCAGGCTTACGACGTTGCAGTTAAAGTTTCACCGATATATTTTGCCGGAATTTAATACACACAGGGTTTTTTCGCGGAACTTCAGTTCGTCCCGCGCAATCCCAGTGGCTCGTCTTTTGGGTCAGGTTTGGAGTAATCCAGCGATGCCTGTTTATTGGGGGCAAAACAAAGCTGGTATGCAGGCTTCCGGTGAGCTAACCGGTCTCAAGCGCAAGCTTGCCATTGGCCTATGGCGACTATCGGCAAAAGCCGCCTGTGCCGTCGCTTGGGGCATGATGAGGGCCGGGCTTCATAAGGGGTTTTCCAATCGTGTATTGGAACCGTATGTCTGGGTAAATGGAATCGTGACCGCAACGGAATGGGACAACTTCTTCGCCTTGCGTGACCACGAAGCTGCCGCTCCTGAAATTCAAGCGCTGGCTCGCGAAATGAAACGGGCAATGGATCAAAGCACGCCGCTTCTTTTGCATCGCGGTGAGTGGCACTTGCCCTATGTTGGTTTTAATGAAACGGAAGCTTTGGGTTTACCAATGGCGTGTAAGGTTTCGGCTGCTCGATGCGCTCGTGTTTCTTACTTGAGGCATGACGGTAGCTCTCCAAGTTACGTTGAGGACTTGAAACTGTACGAGCGCCTGGTTGGCTCGATGCCGATTCACGCTTCACCGGTCGAACATCAAGCAACGCCTGATATTTGGATTGAGCCGGACTGCATTCGCGCAGACTGGGAGAAACCGGATCTTCACGGCAACTTCAAGGGTTGGATTCAAAATCGCAAGTTGGTCGAATCCAGCTTCGGTTCCTGAGTTTTACCTGTAAAATTCATTCATTACTGACATATCAAGGAGTTCAAATGATTTTTCAACTCAAAATTCTGGACGAGCGTGGTCGTCCTACTCGTGGCTCAGCGATGGCGGCAGGTTATGACGTTGTGGCCTGCTTGGATGAAAAGATCACAATTCGTCGTTACGACGCAGCGCGATTCATTCCTCTCGGCTTCGCTTGCTTCATGAATGAGGCTGCTGTAGTTGGTTTCGTCCTGCCCCGAAGCGGATTGGGTCACAAGCAAGGTTTGGTTCTTGGCAACACTATTGGCGCGGTTGACGGCGATTATCAAAATCAATGGTTCGCCTCCATCTGGAATCGCGGACAACAGGACGAAATCATCATCAATCCCGGCGACCGTATTGCTCAGGTTGTATTCATGCCGGTCATTCACCCGAACTTCCAAGAGGTTGAAGAATTCTCGGAAGTAACGGAGCGCGGCTTGGGTGGCTTTGGCAGCACTGGCGTTGGTGCTGCGAATGTTGTGCTCTTTCCGGGCGGCGGTCTGATGACGCCGCAAGTGCATTGATCACGGGTTTGACAGGCTCGCATCGATCCGGGAAAACCACACTGGCTCGCGTCTTCGCTGAAAAGAACGCGCTTCAATTTATCGAAACGTCTACCAGTGCGGTATTCAAGGACATGGGCCTTGACCCGGCGTTGACTTACGATTTTGAAACGCGACTGACCGTTCAGGAAGAGATTCTAAAGCGGGCCGATGCCTTGTATGCGACCGTCAATACCAAGCCGGCAATCACCGATCGAACGCCGCTTGATATGCTTGCTTACACGATGTCTGAGGCGGTCGGCAACGCGGTTCCTGAGCGCTTACAGAGCCGTCTGGACAAATATGTGCGGGATTGCATTAGCGTGACGAACAAGCGCTTCTCCGCGATTGTCGTTGTTCAGCCGGGCATTCAGATCGTTCATGCCGAAGGTAAAGCGGCGCCAAACGTCGCCTACATGGAGCACCTGAATAGTTTGATTCTTGGCTACACCATTGACGAGCGACTGAAGGTTCCACACTTCTACATTCCCCGCCGAACAGTGGATATGGAAGAAAGACTTGGCGCCTTGAAGTACGTTATGAGTCGCGTTATCAGACGGGCGGAAGAGGAAGTAATGGGGGCATCGCTGCACTAAAAGGCAGTCTCGGGATAAGTCAGAAATGACTACAATATCCTGAGACCGTCTTGTATTGTTTGTTTGTAGCGCGAATGTTCGCGCAGTTCACAAGGAGAAAATCATGGCATCTACCAAATCTCGTCGTCTTACGCAGGACATGCGTCTGGAAATTCTTCAAAGCGCTGTGACTAAAACCTTCGAAGAGCGCAAAGTCGCCTTGAGGGTTCGGCAAAACACTATCGCCAACAAGGTGCTCGATTATGAAATCGGCGCAGAAAACCTCGTCAAAATGAAGGCTTTGCCGAATGAGTTTTTTCAAATAACCGGCAGCGTCGCGGTCTTACATAACTCCGACATGAGGGCGGTACGTCTGCCGATGACGGAGGCGCGTCGCGTTCCGGCATATCTGAATTACGGCACGATAACCTTAGACAAGAACAACGGCATGTGGAAGGAAATCAATGCCGTCAACGTTGAGAGTTCAAGCATCGATGATGGAAAAAGGGAGCTTGAAGAAACGCTTGTCAAGTTTTTGGCCGGCTTCACTTTGGTCAGCAAACTTATCGAAGCTTGGCCCGAAGCTGAAAGTCACTTGCCGGACGAAGAAGATAAAAAGCATCTGCCGTCGCTTCGCGCCGAAGACTTGAATTCGATGATCGGCAAGTTCAGCAAGGTCTGATCATGACTTACGAAGTGCCAGGTTATTCACCCAGAGAGGAACTTGACCGAAAGGTCATTACGACTCTTGAGTGGATGATCGCCAGTCATCAGCGCGGCGGACTTTCCGACGTTCAACTGTCTGTCGCCGCCGATGCGTTGTTCATGGCGACGGCGGGTTTGGTTGATAAGGACTTCATGGAAATGATTTCTGGCGTGCAAGAGCTGGTGGTTGATATGCCGACGCCGTCCATTCGTCGGCATTTCGTAAACGACGACAAGACGCTCAGCCTTTCGTGGAAGATTGGCGACGACGAATTCGTTATCACCAAATACGAATACGGCCAGGCAACCTACGGTCGAACCAGTAAACATGAAAGCGCGTTGATTGCCAGAGATTGCATGGGCAAGTTCGCAAGTGGGCTGATCGAGAAAGGGTGGACTGAGATATGAGTTGTCATTGTCACGACGATTATTTGTGCGGCGAACACGCCGAAGAATTACGCGCCGAATTAACAAAATGCAGAGCGGAGCTTTCTAAATGGACTGATGTGTTTGGTCATTTGGGTACGCCGGATCAAGTCGGTAATCTGTGGCATGACCTGAATAACGGCAAGCACTTGAAAGACCACGAAATTCGCGAAATGATAAACAGCCTGCGTGATATTGCCTGTCGGTTTCACAATCACCAATCGCTACGCGAGAGAATAGCGCATGTGGTTCTTGACGCGATGAAACGAAATGCCAGTAACGATAAGAACTAGGTTTATTGCCTTTCACAAGGCAAACCCAGACATCTACGATTTGTTTGAGCGTTTTACGCTTGAAGCAATCGACAGCGGAATGCCAAAAGTTGGCTCGAAATTCATCTTTGAGCGCATACGTTGGGAAATACTGGTCGGAACAAAGGGCGCTGGATATTGCGTGGCGACAAAGCGCTTGCTGAAGTTGAATAACAATTTCACCGCATGGTATGCCAGACTTTTTATGGCGAAGAACAGAATGCACATTGGCGTTTTCGAACTTCGCGTAGTCAAATCAAAATAGGTTCGATCAAAAGTTGTCACCCCAATGACAGCGTCTTAAACTATGTAAGTCAGCAGTGACTATAATTATTTAGCAGTTCAACCAACCATGAAGGAATCAAAAATGAATCAATCGGGTATTGCTATGAGTAGCTCCATCAACGCCACCGTCAGTGACGTTCGCACTATTGATGAATTGGCCCAAGTTACGAGTCGCTTCGGCAAAATTGCCAAAGCTGACATTTCCGGAGCCGTCAGCAACCTGGCCGTTCAAGTCGGTCTTCTGTCTGCTAATTCGCTACTTGGTGATGATCGAAGCGAATACGTCGAAAATATCGCCGATGTCGTCATTACCGCGATGGTTCTCGCGGCGCTTGTCGGTCTTGACGGTGAAGATGTTTCGGCGGTGATCGAGCGGCGCTTGGCTGAGCAAACCACTCAAGTCTTGCGTGATGCTTTCACTGATTTGCTGGCTGATCGCGGTGCGGTGGTAGCGTAATGAAAGTCACTCTCCACAAATCCAGCGACGGCGTGCTGCATGAAACCTACGCCGAATTCGCCGCTGCTGAAGCGCGACTGAAGATGAAGCCGCTGTTGACGGCACTCGTCGACGCCGAGACGAAGTCTTATGATGAAGGTGGCGTATTTCAAGCGGACGACAGAGGTGAACCCGTCCTCTACGTCGATGATGTTGTTGAATTCATCGCGGCAAACGCCGATGCGATTCGCACCATTCTCAACGACGCCACTGTTGTTCGTCGCGGCCGTAAACCTGCGGAGGTGAAGTAATGGCGGAACGTCGTCGCGAATCAATCGGGATGTTTCCATTTGCCGTTTTGCTCTTTTGCATATTGACGGCAATGATTCTCGCTGGGTTCGGCTGGGCAATGAACATCGTCGAAATCTTCAATTCGAATTTCGAACCGTTCACCGGCGAGTTGGCAGTTCGTTTGATTGGCGTCGTCGTCTTCCCCATCGGCGTCATCATGGGTTACATCTAGGAGGGCAGTATGAGTGAGTTTTCATGTTCAGTGGTTCGGGTGAAGATCGTGCCACACCCCAACGCCGATTCGATTGAAATCGCTCAAGTTGGCGACTATCAGTCCATCGTCAAGAAGGGCCAGTTTCAAGATGGCGATTTGGGCATCTACATTCCCGAGCAGGCGGTCGTTCCTGAGTGGCTGCTGAAGGTGATGGGCATGTGGGACGACGACCGCAAGAAGGGCGGTTTGGCGGGCGGTGCGGGCAACCGGGTCAAGGCGAAAAAAATCAGGGGCATCGTTTCACAGGGTTTGATGCTGAACTTTGCGGACGATTGCGGACTGAAGCTGCTCCCGGCTCCCGGTGAGCATCCTGAACTTGGCGTGTGTTACGACTATGTGGCGTTTCCCGACTTGGCCGAAGGTCAAAACTTCGCTGAATACCTCGGCATCGTCAAGTACGAACCGTCGTTGCCTTCTCACATGCGTGGACGCATCATCGGCGCCGCGTTCGAAGACACCCACAATTACGACTTCGACAACCTGAAGAAAAAGCCAAGTTTGTTTGATGATGGCGAAGAAGTCGTCATTACCGAGAAGATCCACGGTACTTTGATTCAGGTCGGCGTCATGCCAGCGAGTCGCGTCAACGAGAAGTATTACGAGGGCCGCGTCGTCATCTCCAGTAAGGGTATGGGCGGCAAAGGCTTCGTTCTGGATCACAACGACGAAACCAACATCTACGCCCAAGCTGCCAAGAAGCACGGCTTGCTGGACAAGATGCTGACTTTGGCGAACATGGCCGACGTCTATGACATGCCGGTGTTCTTGATCGGTGAAGTTTTCGGCAGAACGATGGGCGGTGGCGTTGTTCAGGACTTGACCTATAACGACGAAGCTTTGGCTTTTCGGGCTTTCGATATGTGTATTGGCAATCGCGGTAAGGAAACTTACCTCGGTGCGGACTCCTTCGACGTTCAGTGCGCCGTCATGGAAATTTCGACCGTGCCGATGCTGTATCGCGGCCCGTACTCGAAGGCGGTGGTATTGGAACATACTGATGGCAACACGACGCTGACCGACAAGAAGCAAATTCGCGAAGGCGTGGTGGTGAAGTCGGCTTTCGAATCCAAGAGCGCTCACTTCGGTCGCAAGATCGCCAAGAGTGTGTCCGATGCCTATCTGTTGCGGTCGGTAAAGGATGCGACAGAATACGCATAACTCTTGACAAGGTAAGTCATTCATGAGTTAATGCGTATCTGACGTATTTTTTGAGAAAAGCATGGAACAGAAACAATCTTTGAAGAAAGATGGAAGTGTCGATAGAAGAACTACCCGGAAGGCAAATTTTCTTCCGGGTATGTTTTTCGACCCAACAAAGGCAAAGCGCGTCGAGGTAATTCGAAGTTCTGCCGCCCGCCCGTGGAAGGTTTACGTGTATGACTGCATAAAGTGCGGCGAGAATGAAATTCGTCTGAACTTTGGCGCACTTTCCACTTCGCAGGGAACGTGCCGATCTTGCGCCGCAAAAAAGCGCCCTTATGAGTACATTTTTGGCGCATTGAAGGCGAGCGCAAGAATCAAGAAACAACCTGTATCTCTGACGTATGAGGAGTTCGTTGAGTTTATCTCCACTGAGGAGTGTCATTACTGCGGTAGTCACATCGACTGGAGACCACACGCCGTCGGCGAAAACTACCCAAAGGGTTACTACTTGGATAGAAAAGACAATGCGTTGGGGTACTCGAAGGACAATTGCGTTCCCTGTTGTACGTCATGCAACTTCATACGCCAAGACAAATTGACGCATGAGGAAATGAACCAATTGCGCCCTGCTTTAGAGGGGATCATGAGAAGGCGTCATTTGACGGAATTAGCGAAATCGGTAGACGCTACTGAGTTCACCTGATCCTGAGTTGATGCTTTATCATGTTGTTTCAGTCAGTAGTGATTGAGACAACATCAATAATCCATCGAACAGCGAGGTAAATGTGGAATTTATAGTTTTAGATACCGAGACAACTGGCCTTCATCAAGAGAAGGGCCATCGCATCGTTGAAATCGCTTTGCTGCGTTATGACCTTGAGTCCAGAAAATTGCTCGACTCTTGGGTCAAGCGTATCGATCCAGAGCGACCTATCGATCCCGGCGCTCAAGAAGTTCATGGCATTGCTTACGAGGATCTGGTCGGTTGTCCCAAGTGGGAAGAGTTGGCGGGTGAAATCAGTCGTCGCATGGACTCGTGCGACTTGCTGGTGGCTCACAACATGGGATTCGATGGCCCGTTCATCGGGTTGGAACTGAGTCGCGTCGGCGTCATGGTTCCGCGCACCGATACGTTCTGCACGATGGAAAACGCCCGCTGGGCTTGCCCTGATGGCAAGTTACCGAAGCTGATGGAGGTGGCTTTCGCGCTACAAGTCCCGTATGACGCGTCCGCCGCTCATGCTGCGTCATACGATGTCTCGATTACTGCGGAGTGTTTCTTTCGCGGTTTAGAGCGCGGGTTTTATCAATTACCAAAGGGTTAAACATGAAGGGTCAAATGCTCGCAAAAATGCTGTTAATTGCCACCTTGCGCCACGCCGGCCAGTTCGACAAAGGCGGGCGTCCTTATATTTTGCATCCACTGAAGGTGATGCACTATTTGAAAACCGACGATGAGGAATTGCAGTGCATCGCTTTGGGTCACGATTTGATCGAAGACACATTTGGCGACGTAATGGCTGGATTGCTTTTTCTGGTCGATGAAGGTTTCTCGGAGCGAGTCATTTGTGGCATTTACAACATGACCAAGATTCCAGGCGAAAGCTACGAGGATTACAAAGAGCGAGTTATGGGGAGTGAGGATGCAACGCTTGTCAAAATGGCCGACCTTCGCCACAACTCGGACATTCGTCGTCTCAAGGGAATTGGAGTCAAGGATGTCGAAAGGTTGAAACGCTACAGTGAATTTTATATGGAATTGGAGGCAAATCAATGAACGGTTTAATCGCTTCCGCTTGGTTGGTCTTCAATCCCGTCCAGGTTGAATTGTTGGATCTTTCTTACAAGCCGTGTATGCAAATGTTTGAGGCTGCGAAGAAGAGCGGCAATCCGCACGACATGAACAGGGTCGTTTCTCTTTGTACGGCCAAAACATTCTCGGGGGAATTGTGATGAAAATGAGAGTATCTGAACTGATTGGTGCTCAACTTGATTGGGCAGTGGCTAAATGTATCGGGCGAGGTTATCCATACCCAGCATCAATTAATTGGGCAGTAGGTGGCCCGATCATCGAGAGGGAGCAAATTACCGTCGGCAGGGCGGACGTTGATGGTATTGCTTGGACCGCGTGGATGAGAACAGACATCGGTAAGTATTATGGGGATGGACCAACCCCACTCATCGCAGCCATGCGCTGCTACGTTTCGTCCAAGTTGGGCGATGAAGTTGAAATCCCGGAGGAACTACTGTGAACAAATACGCCTGGTGGTACAACGTAGTTTTTCTTCTGCTGGAATTCATTCAGTCGATTATCGGGCTTTTGACATTCACGTTCTATCAGCCAAACTTCACGACTTCTTTCGCTCGATGGTTCGCCAGACACGTTGTTCAAAAATTCCATGCCAGTCTATAAGCGCATTTGGTTTCCAAACGCCACATCTATTGCCATCGTAAGGCAGTCGAAAGAATATTACTTTCATTCGGTATTTGTTGGCATCACGGCGCCGATTCTAAATCTGCCATACATGATTTGGAATTCGATTCTAATTCCTTTGGTTGAAGGCATTACTGTAGTGGCTATATCGGTACTTAGTACCTTCATTGCTGGAATTCGTGGAGATGTCGCCGGCATTGAAGAGGTCGAAGAAGGTTTGGACGAATAAGTCACTACTGACAATCCTACGTCAGACTGAAATAATGCGGTTGTCGCAACGAATGTGTGAAGGGGAATTAAATGAGCCGTGTTATTTTGAGGTTGGATAATTGGAGTGTGAAGCGGGCGAGAAATCATCCGTTGTTGGTTGGGAAGAAGCATTTTGCGCGAGGCGCATTTTCTGCAATATTTGACGGAACGCGCAAGAATACCGTTTTGAAAATGACGGTTGATCCAATTTCTTACGGGATGTTGAATTGGTCATTTCCATACGTCAATCACCGTCACTTTCCGCGTGTCGTTAAAAACCACAGCGACATTGGCGAAGTCAGAATTAATGGCGAGAACTATCCCATTTTTCTGTACGAAATCGAGCGCTTGGAAAAGTTGAAGGTGGGCGGTGAGGCGAGAGCAACGGCCAAGCTCATTAAGACTTCGCTAATGCTGGCGAGCAATAGCACTCCGCTTTGGCAAAGAATTAATATTCCATATACAGAAATTGAAGCGGTTGCTCAAGATCGCGCTTTGCCAAAATCCATTCGCAATGCGATGGATCAGTTGTCTACATTTTGTTCGAACATCGGCGACGCTTTTTTCATCGATATGCACATGGCAAATTTCATGCAACGAAAGAATGGCGAACTGGTAATCAGCGACCCGTTGGCGAGCAAGGCGCTTTTGAAGTAAGGGCAACGCCCCAAACGTGAGGTCTTACAATACGTCATCGAAACTTTGAAAGGGCAAAATCATGAACAAAACAGAAGCGACAAAAGCACTCTCCAGCACTGATGGTTTCTTTCGTCACTGGATGCCGTACTCGCAGCGAGTAGCGCTGACGCAGGCGCTAAAAGGCGAAGAGAGCAACTATTTCGTGAAACTGCTTTCCGTCCTCAAAGAGCAAATCGAAACCATGCCGAAGACTTACGATACTGACGGCACTGGTGATAATGCAGCGATTCATCTGCATTACTTTAGAGGCAGTGTTGATGCTTGGATTACCGAGAAAGATGTAGGTGATGCTGCAGATCCGTTCACGCAGCACCAGGCGTTCGGCAAGATCACGCTCACCGGCGACAAAGAAGATGCTGAGTTTGGCTATATCTCGATTCAAGAACTGATCGACAACGGGGTGGAGCTGGATCTTCACTGGACGCCGATGACGCTGGCAGACCTTCATGACTGAGCAAGATCGCGAAGAATTCATCCTTTACTTACGCGCTTGCACTGATGCGCAACTTCAAGGCGTTCTCGAAAAAGAAAGAAAGGCAGCGAGACATGAGTGTGTAAGTCTCGTTAAGGACGAAATTCAAAAAAGGGAATCGAAGTGAAAGCCAAAAATAAAGGTTATTTCGACCGTGACAACAATCCAATCACGAAAGAAGCGTGGTTGGCTTTTCGGTTAGATCCATCTTATTTATCTATTCGTCTCTATGACAACGAAGTCGTCCATCTCGAATTGCTTTGGCATGGGGTGGTTGATAATCCGAATCTCACTTTTCCAAGTATGTATCCGCTGTTTTACATGGTCGTGATGAATTACAACGGCGAAGGGAAAGCGGTTCCCGATCCGGTTGAAAATGGCAAATCATACGCCACCATCGAACTCGGTATCGCGGCTTATGAGAAGTTTCTGGAGCGGTGGACGAATTCTTCTAAAGAGGAAGGTGTCTTTGTCGAGAAAGACAACCTGCTGACACCACCGCCACCACCGAATCCCGATGCGCCGGCGGCAAAAGCCGAATACAAGAATGTCGAGATTGACGACTGCGGCGCCTGGTGATGTATGGCCGTAGTCCCGCATAGGCATGTAAACGCAAAGTTTTATGTATGGCCGTATTCCCATATAGGCGTGCAGGCGTAGATATAAAAGTACGGACGAATTCAGTCCCTTCGCCTTTGCAGTTTGCGCTCCAAGGCGCAGCCTAATCCTCAGTTCAAAACAGCCTAAATAATCTATTGACACGCCAACCTGGCGTTTCTATTCGCGCATCGCGTCTATTGACAATAGGTCGCGCGGATTAGGCGGGTTATTAGGCAACCGTTAATGCCAACGGCAGTTCCTACGTGTGGTTCTCATAATGAACACATCGAAAAGCAGCGCGAGAAACAAAACGAATTAGCAAGCGGTTGAAAGGTTGCCAAGCGAATAGCTGACCATCCTCAAATCGGTTGTCAAAATTCATTCATCGCAAAGCGAAGCGATATTTCAACCACTACGAAAGGAAATGCCAAATGACCACGAAAAAATCCCGCAAGACCCCCGCCGCCAACCAGTTCAACATGCAACTGTCGGTGCCTGAAATCGATCTGAGTGCCGATGACGCAGCGCTTGCAGCGTTCTTGGCAGACGACGGGTTTGACGATCTTGGCGAAGAACTCGCAGCGCCGCCTGAGTCGATCGAAATTGACATCGATGATGAAGCGTCCATCGAAGCTGCTATCGCCGAACTCGATGCCCCCTCAATTTACGATGACCAGCCGGCGCCCGAAGCGATCAGCGCAGCCGATGCGCCTTTGACCGAACCTGACGCCATCGACAAGAAAGCGAAAGCGCCGAAGAAAGCGAAAGCGCCGAAAGCTGCGAAAGAACCCAAAGCGCCGAAGGTTGCGAAAGAACCGAAAGAACCCAAAGCGCCGAAAGAACCCGCTGCGCCTCGCGTGACTTACGTCGGCAATGACCCGAGCGTCGTTCTTGCCAACCGTCTCGGTGCTGACATGGGTGAAATGCTGCTCTTGGAAGCGAGTGACATCGAACTCGACGCCGAAGCGATCACCGCCAAGCAGACTGAACTCATGGCGCTGATGGACGTTCGCCCCAAAGCTGATCGCGGTACTGACCCGAGCGATGGCCCGACAACGCAGAAGAAAGTGGCAGAAAAAATTGTCATGCTCTTTGGTTGGATGCGAAAGGGTGGTTCGCTCAATGAGGTCATGCGCCGAACCTTCTCGGTTTTGGCCCGCGACGGGTTCATCACTTCTGGCACGAAGGGCAACCTCCATGCTGAGCTTCTCGCCAAGCCGTACAGCGATGGCACTTGTCGCGCCCAAGCAGGGCAGATGTACGAAATGCTGCCGATGCTGAAAATTGCCACGCTCAGCGAAAAGGGCAAGTTCGTCGCCAATCCCGAAAGTCTGATTCTGATGAAGGTCAAGGCAGAACTCGGTCTGTAACCCAAGATGGGCGAAAGCCCATCCAAACGTGAGCTTATCAAGGTCGGCTCACTTTTGGATCAACCTGGAGATAATATGAATTTGAGCAAATTGGCTTTGTTGTCTACTGATGCGCTGACCGTCATGCAATCGGCAATCAAAGACATTCTGGCGTCTCGCTTGGACACGACGCTGCGAATCGGTCGAATTGGCAGGTTCCCGTATGACGGCACACATCGGACGATCATGATCGAAAGAATTAATGGCAAAACGGTTTCAGGTCGCGAGATTGGAACGTCAGTCAAACCCGGTTCGAAATGGCGGGTATCGAAAAGCGTTGTCGAAATCGTCGGTGAGGAACGCAAGGTTCCCCTTCCGACTAAACCGCTGGCTGAGCATAAACCGGCTCAAGGTGGCGACTGGTAAAAGAACTCGTAGTGGGGTGATGTTGGTCTTTGGGAGCTTCGGCTCCCTTTTTTGATTATTCGACAAAGCCAAGGCATTCGCGAATATCGAACGCCAAAGGTTCGGGTTTCGACCAGTTCGGTAAATTGAAACCATCGAAGCCCGTCTGCCTGCGACTACGATGCGCTACAGTCTATTAAATCGGTGCGGGTAAGGGTAAGGGCAGGGTAATAACGCGGAGCGCTTAAATCGCGTTATAGAGCTTCGGTTGGCAAGATTACGGACGCCTGTGAACTACCGACTCAAGCCTACAACCGGTGGTCAAAATTCATCTGTCGAAACGAACACGGAGAATCAGATGAAAAACCCGAAAGTGGAAAGCGAGACTTTGGTGGAATACAAAGTCGATTTGAATGGCGAAGATCAGATCATCGCGAAAGCGTTGGAAATTCTGCATCGTCGAATGACGAAGTTTGGCGATTCGATGAGTTCGCCAACGGTTGTTCGCAATTACCTGTCGCTGAAACTGGCCGAATTGGAACATGAAGTGTTCGCCTGTATTTTCTTGAATTCGCAGAATCAGGTGATCGCCTACGAAGAAATGTTTCGCGGCACACTGACACAGGCTTCAGTCTATCCACGCGAGGTTGTCAAGCGGGCGTTGGCCCTGAATGCTTGCGGCGCGATTCTCGCCCACAATCACCCGTCAGGCGTCAACGAACCCAGTCAAGCCGACCGTTGGCTGACCGATCAACTGAAAGCGGCGTTGGGGTTGGTGGACGTGAAGGTTTTGGACCACATCATCATCGCGGGCGCCACCAGCTTGTCTTTTGCTGAAAGAGGCTGGGTTTAAGGATAAGTCACCGGTGACGGTCACAAGCCTGTGACTGTCGCTCACAATATGTTTTCGCTGTTAAACCTCAAGGAGAAACAAAACCATGTTGAAAAAACTCGCAATCGCCATCGCTTCTGCATTTGGCTTGACTCTGGTCAACAAGACTCAAGCGAAGGTCGCAAAGGTCCAAATTGCAAAGGTTGCCGAAGCGCGCGCGATCAAAATCCTGAAGCATCCAAAGCTTGCCGAAGGGCGCATCAAGCGTGAAGCATGGAGGGATAGAGGCTACGTCTATGGCCCTGAAGCGGGCGAACACATGACGGTGCGCCAATTCTTGAATCATGCAATCGGTAGACCGCTCATTGCGGCCAACCCGAAGACGGTTAATCAACTCAAAGCCAACAACGCCGGCGTGACTTTGGCGACGTGCGCTCGGCGCTTTTCTCATCGCAATGGCGTGAAAGTCAATAGTGTCAACCCTCATTTCCGAAGCACTTTTTCTCACGTTCGGACGTACCACCCCAGCGCTTTGCGTGAGGCGTTCGAGTTCATTTACACCGGCAAGCTGACTGCTGCTGAAATTCGCGAGGCGGTTCGCTTTGACGCATCCAAGCTGACCATCGTCCCGAAATTGGCGGCGTAAAGATAAGTCACAAGTGACGGTCACAAGCCTACAGGTGATCGTCACAATGAAATCTCTGAAACGAAACGAAGGGAACCAAAATGTGGACTAAGGACAGCATTCAGAATCTTCTGTCTTCCAGCGACAAAGCGGTCGCTCGGGCGGTTGTTGCCATCTACGCAAGACAGACCAACGACGAACAGGCAACCGAATCGACGCGACACACGAACGGCGCTGGCTTCAATCACGCCGATGCTCAGCGTGGCAGCTACTACGCCACCTATGTTCAGCGTACCGGTCGCCTCACCGGGCGCCATCTCGAACTCGCCCGCAAGATGGTTGGCAAGTATTGGCGACAACTCGCTGAAATCGCGAACGAGAAGGCGGCGCCAGCCGTAGAGCCTGACGCGGGCAACATCGAAGAGGCGATGCTGGCCGATGCCGAAATGAACGCGATCATTCAGATGGCTGAAATCGAAGAAGAGCGTCAACGTCAAGCCTACAAGCTCGCCCGCGATGGCGTTAATTGGTAAGTGTAAGGATAAGTCAGACGTGACTATAGTCCAGCCTATGTCTGACGGTCACAATGAAGTCTCTGAAACGAAACGAGGTGGCAAATGAACACGCAAAAGATGTCGAACCTGACGCCGGAAGAGGAATTCAGTCTCTTCGGACAGCTCAGTCGAGCCAATACGGAAATGCTGCTCGACTCATACGCGACGGTAGGCGAGGGTGGCGTCGACGATGTGCCGGCTCATATTCATGAGGCATTGGCGCAGTACCCCGCAGAGGATTTCCTGGCCGATGTGGTTCAGCGAATTCATGAAGTGGCGAAAAGGGTGCGTGGCGACAATCGCGCGACTTTGATTGGAATTGCCGAAGCGCTTGATGATATTTCCATGACGACGATGAATGCCGTTGGATATGGACAAAGCGAACTTCATGTTGCGTTAAACAAGATTGAGCCGACTTTGGCAAAGTAATGTTTGCATTATGCGATCCTATAAACGACGGTCAAAATACCTTATCGAAACCAGAAAACGAAAGGATTGAAATGTTCAAAATACTCAGACGTTATTACGCCAATGGCCGCAAACGCACTGTTAAAACCAATGTGACTTTCGCACAGGCGCAGGCGCATTGTCAAAGCTCCGAATCCGCTTCTTATACCTGCAATTCGGCAGCGGCCAAGCGCATCACAAAAACGCATGGCGTTTGGTCTGACTATTACGAAAGGATGTAATCATGGAATTCAAGCTCAATTTTTCAACCAACAATGCCGCCTTTGATGAAAACGTAAATGGCGAAATTAGCCGCATTCTGCGCGAAATCGCCGATCGAATCGAAAATGGCGAAAGTTTCGACAAGTGTCGGAACATTTTCGAGGCTAATGGCAATATCGTTGGCGTTTTCTCGCTCAAATGAAAGGACGTAATGTGCGTGAACAGCGACCGGTATATGTAACCCTATCCTGTAATCATGAATTGATGCCTGAAAGCAAGGTCGAAATTCTCGACATTGAAGAGGATATTCTTGGACAGGATCTTCTGACATTTAAATGCCCCGAATGTGGCGAAGCTCATAAGGCATATCGAATCGCGCCAAGGTAATTCAGACTCAAGCCTATAAACGGCATTCATAATGAAGTCTCTGAAACGAAACGAGGTAAATGAAATGGCGAATACGATCAAAGTTGCTCGCAATGGCGAGAAGCATGTCGAATTGCTCCGCCTGGCATTTAATGCAGTCTGTAACCCGAACGATTGGAAGGCGCCCGTTGATGCGATCGTGCCTTTTGAAGCTGCGTCAATGTATTACGACGCCATTGTTTTCGTCACCGGTACGACGCCTAAGTCTGAACGCACTGTGGATGGCAACATGAGACTGATGGCTATCGGTTATCGCGCTGGCCCTTGTGGGGATCACTGATGTCATTCCAAAGAATGTGCGCGCTCTTGGCGGCAAAGAACTGTTACGAGAGCGGGCAAAGCGTCAGACAAATTGCCGATAGCGCCAAGAAATCACCTACCACCATTCGACGCTGGCTGAAGCAGGCCGGCGCCAGGAGACAAGCATGAAAAGACCTTCACTTCCAAAAGCTTATGATCGATTTGGATCAAGCATGGGTCGCGACGATGGCGTTTACGAACCCGATGCCGCCATTCAGTTCAACCTTTACAGATTGGAAATCAAGCAAGGTTATGACGCCGGCGGCGCGTACTGGGGCGATGGCAGTTACAAGACCGGCGTGATGTACCGCGCCTACGGCGACGGCCCCGAATGGCGCAACGAAATGTTCGTTCGGGCCACTTCAAGGGAAGAGGCGAAAAAGCAGGTTTTGGCGAAATTCAAAAACGCGACATTTTACCGCTGACGCGCCTAAGTCAGTAGTGAATAATGAAGTCTCTGAAACGAAGCGAGGTAAACGAAATGGCAAAGACCCCAAAAAGCGTAGTTGCACTGATGGCGAATCAGCAAGCGCTGATGGATCACATCACTGAAGTTCTGCGCGTCAAGCGCGAAACGCCGATCGAGTATCAAGCCAGTCACGTTCGCGACAAGTCGGAAGAGTATTACATCGGCTTGGCTGACGGGACGAACTCAATGTTGGAAAACGCGCTGCACCAACACAAATGCTACGCGGGCTTTTCCTACATGGGCGCGACGAAGAAGAACTGGGATGGATCTTCGCACTGTCAATCGACCGGGCCTGGCAAGCCTGACTACGCTGAGTGGCGCCGTCTTTACTACACGAACGGGGTGGCGTGATGTCTGACAAGATACTCAAGATAGGCGACACCGTCGTATGGCGGGCGATGTTCGGAACCGCTTTGCCGCTTCACGCCAAGATCAAAGGAATCACGCTTTGCGAATCGGAGCGCATGAAGTCGGGCATCGAAGTAGGCGAGGCATTTTGGAAAGAAAAGAATCGTCTTTGTGTCGGCTTGACCAATGGCAGTTGGGCCTACGGTTATCAAATATCACCCATAAGTGAGGCATAAATGAAAAGTCAAAAGCAGATTTACTACAGTGAGGCCCGCAAGTTGTCTGAAACGAACGACTCATTTCTAGAATTGGCTAAAGACATGACGCGGGAAGAGTTGGCTCGAAACATCGAGCGTAGGCCCAGTCTTTGGGGGCGCTTCGCGAATTGGCTGAACGTCTTACCTAGCGCAATAGGCTAAGTCACAAGTGACGGTCACAAGCCTATAAACGGCATTCATAATGAAGTCTCTGAAACGAAACGAAGCGAGAAATCAAATGTACGCCAAAGCAGCGCAAGACCTGATCGACGCCATGAGCCGTATCGGTTTGGAAGTTGATGTCGCGATTTGTTGCGATACGCGCTATCGCCAAGATTCCGATGGCTTGCAGATCGCAGGCACGATCGCGGGAACGGACGGCTTCAGCATCAGCGTTTGCGAGTATTGGGCGCATCCTGGCATACCCTGCTACTTCGTCAATTGGAGCCGCAACGGTTCTTTTGAATACAACATGGGCACGCCTTTCATCGAAAAGGCGCTGTTCGACATCGGCGGGGTGGTGCATTTCGCATACTCTTGCAAGAAGTCCTAAGTCAGTAGTGACGGGCCAATAATCCGTCATTACAATGAAGTCTCTGAAACGAAGCAAAGCGAGGCAAAAATGAACCATCTTGGAATCGATGTCGAAACAAAGGACAAGTTCAAGGTCATCGCGCGGTTGTCCAAGCTGAAGACAACCCGAGCCGTCACTGATGGCGGGATGTATCACGAAGACCTGAGCTACAGCCAAATTCAGATCGACACCGATTGGACTGAGGCTGAGCTGGAAGATTGGCTCTATCGGACGAAGGGTATTGAGTACGTCGGCACATTCGTTCGCGACGCCTGCAAAACGGAAAACAGCCTAAGTCACAACTGACTAGCCAACAAAGGGACTTCATAATGAAGTCTCTGAAACGAACCGAGGTAACAAAATGCCGAACTACACCGACCTGTCCACTGACTTTCTCGACGCGATGTTGGATGCGCGAGACGACTTCATGCCTTCTTTCGCCGAACTCCCGCTTCACACCCAAGAGCGCAAAGACATGCGCAAAGACTTTTATGGATCTTTCCTCGCAGTATGAAACCCATTCCTGAACACATCACACCGATCAAAGTCGACGGCGCCAAACTGGTTGTTTGGCACACGCAGCTCGACGTTGCAGGCTACGAATCCCCAACCGGCGACATTCTCGCAATCAAGGGTCAGGCGGTATCTGATGAACTGCGCGACATCGTACCGATAGGCACGCAGATTTCATCGCTTGCAAGATACGACCTGACTGAAGCCAAACTCATCGTCAAGCGCCGATACAACATCGACCTTTAAAACGATTGGAGGCACTAAACAAGTGCCTCAATTTTAAGCAACACACAGCCGAGGAATAAACCCTCGCAACCCTTTGATTCCAAAGGGAATTCTAGCGCCCGCACCCCGCCTAAACGCTTTTGCTTAAATATTAAGCAAACTAGACTCCCAACTGAACTTGAATCGACAAACAAACAACACAAAACAATCGCAATTAAACGAGCGGGAAGGGCTCAAATTGAAGCGCAAAATATAAACCGATACCGGGAGCAGCAAAAAGACGAAACCCGCTAGAACGGGCTCAAATCGAATCGAAGCGAATCCAACCTCGAAACGGTAAAATCGAAGAACTGCAAAAACGAGCAAATCATGGAAATCACAGAAGAGATGAGAGGCAAACTTCCAACGAATTACGAAATCGTAAAGACTGGAACCATTGAAGATGGCGACCTACGATGGAGCAAAATCAGCGAACTCGGTAGATGGATCAAAACCGTACACAGAGTAGGAAGCAAAATCGAAAAATGGGATTACCCGACCGCCAAACGTAAACCGGAAACAGAGGCTACGAAGAAACACAGGCTGGAACAAGGCTGGGGCGAATGGTGAACGATAGGCCACCACCAGGCTACGAAACAATAACGACAGGCACAATTCAAGCAGGCGACTACAAATATTCCAACAGACAACAGAAGTGGATAACTGTAGAAGAGAACAACTTGGGTGAAACCATCTGCAAAGCATTCGACATAGCCAGAAAGGAAGAGAACCAAACACCGGATTGGAATAGTTGGTAAAGAACGAAGAACGACAGGAAGATCAAGAGAAAGAAGAAGAAAGCCAAAGGGAGAAGAAAGACGCGGGTGAAGCCAAAATTAGAAGAAAGACGGAACGATGAGAAAAACCGGAACGATAAGGAGAAACGCAATTGGTGGTAATCGGCAACTCCCAGCCCAAGTAATTTTTCGCAGCCATCGTTGACAGTCAGTCAGCACTGAGCTATATTGCTCCCAAATGCTTTGCCCCGCCTTCATGCCGCAGTGGTCCTTGGTGTGTGGGATGTCGGGGAGTCGCTTTTTCTTTCTAGGGGCTTGTCTTCTTGCCTGTAGGTTACGCTGATACAGAGAAATCTGGTTGGGTACTGACGGTGAAGATAAACTCTCAAACTCCTTGGTGTAACGGGGGTTTGGGGGCTTATCTTCTTCCGCTAGGTTTCCTTACCAGAGGGCTTTAACACACCATCATCCTTTAACTAGACCTACGTCCAAAATAAGCCAACTCCCAAGTTGGCTTTTTTCATTTGGAAAAAGGAAAAGAAACTTTACAAGGCAAATGTATGGATTTGGATGCCCAAGGCGAGAAATGGCGGGAAATTTATGTATGGCTGTAGAGCCACATATTGATGTATGGCTGAGTTGCCGCATTGGCGTATGGCTGAGTTCGCATAGATCCAAGGCGGCTCCAGGAACCCTTTTTTACGCCAAATACACTTTTACGCCAAATCGCGTTTCCAAATGCCCAAGTCCAAAACTCCCAAGTATTCCTAATCCGGGAGCCGAGGATGGGCCTTGGAAGACGTTTAAAACGCTAAATTTACGTCGTTTAGGCGCGTTTAGTTTTCGCGCTAACTTTCAGCTTTCTTTGACCCGGTTCCTACAACCGGTTCATAGAATGTGTTCTGTAGCGACTTGCTACAACCCTTTAAGGAATCTGTCATGCGTGATTACTACGTCGTTGTTTTGAAGTCCAACGGTGGTTATGTGTTCGTTTCATCAATGATGCTTTTGGCTGACGCAGGTAAGATCGCAGACCAAATGGCAACTGAGTGTCCTACCGCGACGATAAACGTCGAATTCATCTGCAAACAATAAGCCTAAGTCACCGGTGACGAGCCAACATCGGGTTGAAATAATTCGTTTGTCGACTTTGACAGCGAATGAAAGTAACCCGATGAAACCCTTTTTTGTTTACCGCGAAGCAAACAAATCTTTGGCCCAGTTCAAGCGCACGCGCAAGGCGGGATTTTTCGAAACGATGTTTTTCATCTTTGGATTTTGAAATGACAACTCAACTCATTAGGCTTCAAACGAAATTCTGCAAGGCGCAGACGCGTGATGAATTGATCACTTTGGCTCAAGACGCGCTCGATACGGTTAGCGCTTTGGAAGGGAAAGTTGGTTTTCGTGATGCACGCATCGCGCAGTTGGAAAAGCAGATCAAGAATCAAGAAAAACTTCTCGACTTCTACATTTAAGGAAATGCAATGAAATTCGCAAAATCTTACCTTCTCGCCATTGTCTCGCTTCTCGCAACATTGGCAATTCTGCCCGCGATGTGGTTTGGACTTTCTCAAAGCAGCGTCGAGCTTTCAGTGGGGCTGGCGCTCACTTTGTTGGCGATCGCGGTTCTGTGTTTCATTCAGGCTGAAAAGAACCTCATTTGATAGGCGTGACCGCTCTCGTAGGCGGTACGCAGGCCCGTAGGCGTTTCCGAGGCGTTTGCAGGCTCGTAGGCGAGGCCAGGCTAACTTCCGAGGCACAGACCAGGCTCAGGCGTTCGGGCGGCGTAGGCCAGGCTCAGGCTGTTTCATAGGCGGCTTCAAGATAAGTCACCGGTGCCTATACTGACGCTTGATACTGTGTGTGTCGCGACGTGCGACGACTTCTTGAGAGCAGACCATGAACACCAAAGCAATCGGTAGTTTCAGCAACAACGCAACGGGCCAAAGCGCAACGGTTCGGTTCGACACCGTTCTTCAGGAATACCGCGTCGTGTTCTACGACGCAGATCGGAACCACATGAAAGAAGCCGACTACTTCACGACCGAGAAAGACGATGCGATTGGAACCGCGATGCGTTTCGCAAAAGCGAAAGCACCGGGCGCCAACGAACGCAAGATCGCCTAAGTCACAACTGACTAGCCTGCAAGGGCTGGTCAAACTAAACCTGTTGCAAATCGCGACAAACCAACCTTCTAGGAAATGACCATGAACCAAGCCAATCGCAACGTAGTTGAATCCAACATCCCTTCTGCTGCACCGGTAACGCCTACCACGCTCAAGAGCGGTATGACTCGCCAACAAGAGCGCGAACGCGAAGACATCAACGATTGGCTGTGTCTGCAAGAAGACGCAGAGTTGGCTGCGATTCAGCATGAGTACGCCAACAAGCGTGACCGCCAATATCGCAATGAAGACTGGTCTGCCTATTGCTGATCTTTCAAAGAGCGGGAGCCAATCCCGCTCGATGTATGGCTGTGATCCTGTCAGTTTGAGAAAGGCTGCGGAGCCACGTTTGGATATGGCCCGGTTTGCATAGATCCTCGGATTGAAACGGCGCTGTATGGATATGGCTGCATATGGACGTAGAACCACATAGGAGCCCGTAGGAATAGGCACGTCGGGAGGGTGCGCGGGTGAGCGGGTGCGGGTGAGCGGGTGCGGGTGCGGGTGCGGGTGCGGGTGCGGGTGCGCGCGAGTATCAGAGAAAAACAGGTCTGTCAAGCGTTATTTGCATGTTTCATGAAAATAAATTTCTGTCAAGCTTTTTCGTGGTTCAACCATGCAAAAAAGTATTTTCAAAAACATGCAAAAAAAAGCTTGCATGGTTGTCGAAAGTATGAAAAAATTCGTTTCGTTGTTGCAGTGCATGAGTTTTTCCCGACCGCTTTGGTCAACTTCTCTTGAAAGGTTTCAAAATGTCACACGCTAATCTGCCCGTTATCTCTAACTTCTCAAACATCATTCTGAAAGCGCTTGTATCGCGTCAAAATGCGATCGATGCTAGTTCAGCTTCAATTGAAGCGAAAAATTCGCAGTCTAATCAACTTGCACCCTTATTTGATCGTATGACTGATAATCTCATGAAACAAGCGCGCAAGATTATGGTGCACACTGATTTTGAATTAGTCGCAAAAGCGATTAAAACATGCGACGCAAGCGGGAAAGGTATCGAGCAAGTAAAAACCATTGTCAAAATAGTTGACGTTATAGCGCACGTCTCTCAAGGTGTAAGCGCGAGCGATAACAATTTCAACACTTGCATTAGCGCGATTCTGAAAAATGGTAATAGCGCTAATATCTCAGAATTGATCGTTGCACAGTCGGGCAAAGCGCGCGAAAGTTGCGCACATAAATGTCGGGAAAGTTTTACCGTTCGCAGCGCTACATACACAATCGGGACGGGTACAAGTCAGAGCTCACAAGTGAGACAAGTCTTGCGCGTGCTAGGTTTTGCGACGGCTCAAAAGGGTAAAAAAGACGATACGCTTACAATGCTCGATTATGGTGTCAATTTATTAGCGCCGTTTTATAGCGAATTAAAAGCGAAATAATTCGATTAATCGGGTAAGTCAATAATGACTTACCCTTTTTAATTAACTAATCTATTAAAGGTTATTATCATGAAAAACCCGATTGCAATAAAACAGAATTTAGAATCTGCGATTAGCGAATATGGTTTTTATAAAATCGCGAATATGATTCAAGAGTTATTTAATTCAAATTCGTTTTCTTATAATCGCACATCTACCTTATTTCGTATTATGCGTAGAATGTATATTCGCAATTATAGTTATTCGATTATTCCCGATTATTTAATATTAAAATAATCAATTAATCAATTCTAATAAGCGCGCTTTAATAGCGCGCTTTTTGTTGTCTGTATGTATCGCACTATGCGCACCATAAGCGAATGATGCAGCAAGGTATCTATAAGCGCGCATAGCGCACGCTAAGCGCTATACCCTTGCGATGGTATCGGTTAGCTAAGCGCGTGCACTATGCGCGATCGTGACGCGTTTACCTTGATCTGATATTCATTCTCGTTTGAGACCGAACCCTTAGAAACCCGCAAAAGACCGGGTGGCCCTGCCTTCCTCGTTCCGGGATCAAAAACATCAATCCTTAGATTTCCAGGGGCCAACTCAAAAACATCATCCTTAGACTTCCAACTTCAACGCTTCCCTGCCGGCTTCCGTGATTTCGACAGTCTGACTCCAATCGAAGTCACTCTCTGGATCTTCATCGGTGAAGTAGAGAAGACCCAACTTCTCCAGCTTCCTATAAACGGCCAGACTCGGAATTGGGAGTCCAAATATATCCCGCGTTGTCTTGTCAGGAATGCGATAAGCGAATTCAGACCTGACGGCAGTCTCTAGCGCGGCTATTTGGGCTTCAGAGAGTTTCATTTGTCTAAGTAGATCGCTGGCTTTCTAAAAGTCTATTGCTCTTGATCAGGAAAAACATCATCACGCTGGGTATGGTTGTCATTGCGAAGGACCAGGCAACCCAAA